ATCAAAACGGCTGGGATGACGGTCATTTTGATATCATTAGAGACAATGAGCCAAACCCCCGCCACCAGGAAGGATAATCATAAAATGAGAATCACCCGGCGGCAGCTCAGACAGATAATCCGAGGTATAAAAAATGAAAATCGCTGGCACAGGTTATTTAAACCCATAGCGCAATATTTAATGTTTGTTGAGGAGACAACATGAAAGTTTCGAAAAGACAATTACTGAGAATCATTAGAGAAGAAGCTGAAGCAGCAGTCGAGGAAGAAGCTGAAGCTTCTGAAGATAGTGCTGAGGATTCCGCTGAGGAAAGTGAGACTACCACTGAGGCGGCGTTACGCCGTAGAGTTCGAGCTGCACTCATAAAGGAAAGTCGCGGGGCTGGCTTGTTTGGTGGGATCGGTTTTGAAGGTCTTGGACAAACAAACCAAAGAAATGCTGCTAAGGCCTATCATGGCACATACTCAAATTCTAGAAATCAGCGCGTCGTTAGCGCACCCACAAGACGTAATCGGCTTGTTAAGGAAGAAGCTGCGGGTAATCCCAAAGATGTGCTTTACAAGACAGTGCTCCCCGCATTAGAGGATGCTGGATTTCGTGGGATAGAAGCTTTCAAAATGCTTCGCAAGGTTGTTCAAGCCATGGAAGCTGATCTTCAAGCAATGCTTGGTCCACGATAATGAAAATGCCCATTGTCATACCCTTATTTTTAGGATTGGTTATAATGGGCTGTCCCAAGAAACCAGCAACTCCACAAGCTGCTTATCCAGAATTTGAGGAAGTTGACTTACCAGATGATGATGAACTAGACGACTTACCAGAAGCTGGTGATAAGGATATTAAATGAAGCTCACAAAACGACAAATCTTAAAAATTATTAGAGAAGAAGCAGAAGGCTTAAACGTGGCTCGAGTTTTTGGGGCAACGTCTAATCATCAAGACGAAGAGGAAGCTATTGCTGATCCAGAAATTGAAGTTGATGCTGTGGAAGATGTGTGGGCCGGTGGTGACAATTTGGTTGATCCTATTGATGCACAAGAGGTAACGACTGACGTGCCAGTAGAATCCGGAATCGAAATTGACGAAATAGTAGAAAGAATTTCTAGAAAGCTTCGAATCAAGAGGATCATTCAAGAAGTAGACTGGGTGGATCCCATGGCTTTCTTGCCTGATGCAGAATCGGTGGAGCAAGCATTCGCTTCTGGTGATCGTATTTCTTTGATGATTGACCAACCAGGACTTGTTGGAGAGGTAGAACCAGAAGATGACGAAGAACTGGACGAACTTGAAGAAAGCGTTGCGAGGGCATTCGGTCTTTCATTGAAAAAAAGATTAACTGAAGAAGAGCAGAAACCACCCGAGGGTGAGGCTCCTCCAGAAAGTGAGTCTTCAGATGAGGCACCACCCGAGGGTGAAGCGCAGGATGAAGCACCCCCAGAGGGTGAGGCTGCAGAAGATCCCACAACACAAGCAGGAAAAAAGGCGGCAGTAGCTTTAGACAAAAGTGCAGCGCAACCGCTCGTTTCAGCCATAGACTCCGCTGGAAATTTAGCTGGTGTAGAAGAAATTCTCACACAACTCATCCAACAGATGTCTGATGATGGTAAGGGCTTAGCTAAGAAAGCGATGCAAAATCTTGTTCGTGAAGCTTAGTACATCTACCGTACTTCCGTTAATATTGATATAGCTCTTCTTTTTAGTTTTCTTGGACATGCTTTAATAAACGCTTCGACCTTAGAAGCGGTTGATTTAGACAGGTCATCTATGTGATTAACCAGTGATACTGGTCGGCGTGCTTTGGTATATTTTGCACCACGGTTAGTATCGTTATGCTCATAAATCCTTCGATTTATATCAGTTGTGATACCGCAGTATAAAGACCCGTCTTTACATTCGACAAGATATACAGACCATTTTTGTTCTGGAATCGATGACATCAAAAAATAATAAAAGAAAATTTAAAGCTGGACAACTTATTGTTGCACACTCTCATGCTGGTGTAGATGTGAAAGTAAGGCTCACCCGGAGGGATAGCCAAGACCTCGGTTGGTTTGGTGTACTAGTAGACAAAAAAGATGCACAGCTATTAAAGGATGCAGGGGTACCATGGATAGAGCCAGAACAATTCGAGACCTTTACCTTCGATTACCAAATAGTTAAACTTGTCTATAAAAAGCGAAGCAAACCAAAGGTTTTTACCAAAGATGGACAACGTATTATCCGGAAGCAACGAAAGCAGCGGAAACGAAAGGAGTGATTATTCAGGTCCTCTTGATCACGCAAAAGAGAACGCGCTTAAATTTATCTTCGGAATGCAAACACTTAGCACATTCAAGACCATATCAGACCGAATTGAATTACTTGAAGCGCTAATGAGCTTACCGCTACTTCAATCCGGTAGTACAGAAGACGCGCTGTTTGCCAAGAAACAATATGATAGGGAGATGGAAGAGCTAGAAACAGCGATTGTAGTTTTTTGCTCTCTTCCAGATGCGCCTGAGGCTTAGGAAGATATTCCGTATGTGACCTCTACGAGGGTACCGCCATCAGGAATTGTTAGAAAGAACACAGTGTTAATTCGCTCATCATATTGCCACTCGCTTGGATCGAGTTGTTCACCGTCAACGAACGCCGTGATTGTTTCAATTACTGGAGAGAATGATAGTTCAAGTTCCTCTATCGGCTCAAAGGGCTTACTGGCTTCTTCAACCCCGGGAGTCCAGTCTTCATCGCATATATCAATTTCTACGCCACCAAAGCTTTGAGTAACTTCTAGATATTTTTCGCCTACCTCATCCGCACATGTACTTTCATTTAGACCTACAATAGAGGAAATGAGAACACGAGACCGTTGGGTAGTTATCCACCCGTAGAAATCCGACGCTGTCCAGTCCCAGGATTGTTCATCTTCATCTGACACGAACACAACGAGAAGCGCTGCAGAAGATCGCATCCAGGTTGATGAATAAGCGCCGAGGTCCATGTACGTATACACAGATTCGAAGCCCTGTTCTAGTGGTGGTCCGCCCCACCCGCTACCATTGTTTAGCGCATTTAAAGCATTTGTTGCATCTATTATATCATCACCCGGTACTAGCGGAAATGTTGAATTTGAAAGCGCTTCATCTGGATCTGTGCTGATTATACCCAACCTCCATCCAGTGTCAAGGGGAAGACTGTTGAGCATCTCCTCAATCCCAAGAAGTAATTGTACATCATGATTGCTCATGCTACCTGATCGATCGATGACCCAAAGGATATCGTATCCATCAGTTTGTGATGGTTGAACAAACGAGTCAACCCATAAGCCTGGGTATGTTTCAACCTCCACTTCATGAGTTAGCCAGTTATCTGATTGACAGCCTGATATAATAAACAAGGCTGTGGATAAAAGAAGTAAAAATGTGAAGCCCCGCATCCATCCTCCACTTTTTAACTATAGAAAAAAAATGCATTTCCTGTATGTACATTTAGTCTACGGTGATTAATTTTTATCTGTTCCCATGATATGGGACGCTAAGACCTAAGAATGACCAGTGGAGGTACAAAAAAAAATGAGTCTTTTTCCTATTACTCGTATGAGTATTCTTAATCCTATTTCTGATTTTGATCATATTTTTGACACGTTGATGGACAGTAATTACCGCCTATCACCGCGCACTTATACTAACGTTACGGAGCCTGTTTCAACAGTTCCGCGTGCAAATATTCTTGAAGAGAAGAATGGTTTCGCAATCGAACTAGCTGCACCTGGCTTTTCTCGTGGAGACTTCTCGATTGAAGTCAATGAAAGCACTTTGACTGTCTCGGTTTCTTCTGAAGATGGTCCAGAGTATGCTGAAAAGCTAAAGAGTCGTGAATATAGCTACACTTCGTTTACTCGAAGTTGGAATCTTCCAGAAAACGTCAGTGTTAACATGATTGATGCGCGCTATGAAGCGGGTATTCTAATTGTCAATATTCCCGTTGAGATGAAGACTGCTAAGAAGCTTCAGATTGAAGTACAGTAAACATATTCATTAAGCTTCGATTAAGACGGTCCGGTTTATCCGGGCCGTTTTTATTTGTATGTCGACATATTTAGATGTATGAGTTCACATGATACAAAGAGTTAGTTCATCACAAATGATAGAAATATTAGCCTTAAGGAGGAGTACCCATGCAAGACACCAAAAATCTACAAACGCTCTATCATATGCGCAAGTCTTTGCTTACTCTCCATCGTGCAAGGCACTGCGCTTTAGATGCAGATGATATCAATACGGCGAAAGATCTAAAGAAGTGCATCGATACAGTGGGAAAGCGTATCAAATTACTCGGTATAAATAAGAAATGAAAAGAATAAATGAAGACGGAATAGGGAGTAATTACCACACTCTTGACCCACACTCTATCGATTTTTTTCATGATGAACGTGTTGAAGTAGAATTATTCCCGTCAGCATGGGGAAAATATTCAGTCCAGATTTCGTGCCCAGACCTGAATTACACTTCAGGCTTACGCAATTATCAAACCGAAGAAGAAGCCAATAATTTTGCGCGAAATGAATATACTCAACTTATAACGAAGCTAGACAATCAACAAAACTTGGAAGAACAGCTTTTATTGCGCGTTCTCTGTCGTCTACAAAGAAGCTCTAACTGCTAAGACGAAATTCTGTAATGCTGGGGTTGTACACCCGATTGTAAATTCATCGAATGAAATAGCTGCACCACTAATAATGGAGATAATTTCTCCATGCTCGTTTAGAATTGGGGAACCACTGCTACCTGGCGCAGCTGGAATAGTGAAAATATAAATATCGGAAACCTGTCCTGTGAAGTATCCGTCAAATACAGGAACCGCTAATGGAACCGCTAGCGCCCTGGGCGATGACATCGTATACACTTCTTCGTGAAGTGTCGGGTCACTGTCAGAAACCTCAAGTCCGGGCCCGAGGTGTATGTCCGCTATTAGTACGCAAAGGTCGTTGGTGGAGTCCACTGCTAGAATGGTTCCAAAACCCTCTCTACCAAACCCAGACTCCAGATGCATTTTGTACTGTATCCCGAAGTTTTCCGTGACTGGAGTCCCATTTCCGGGGGCACTGCAAACATGACCAGCTGTCAACACCAGCGAGGACCCCTTGTGCTGCCCGATTATTACCCCTGACCCTGTGGCGATCGTCTCTGCTGTTGGGAAAGATTGAGGCGCGCAATTAACCTCATCATCTCCACAGACTACTTCATAAAATTGAATGTCTTGAGTGACCATCACAAATGATTCTATTGGAAACTTATCATTGGCTGTTTGGATTGTTGATGGGGTTGAAATACGAGCAAACCCCGCGGCTAAGATAATGTTCAAGATGGTCAGTACGCCAACAGCGATGTATAGCATCGTACGAAAAGATGGTATGATTTTCTTAATATATTGTCTCATATTTTCCAATAGTATTATATCTATACTTATTGCTCATCTTTCTTTTGGTAGACATTCATGAATAAAACAATCGTACTATTTGACATGGACGGTACGCTTACGCCGTGCCGAGAAAAGATCAAATCCCCTGTTATAGCAGCCCTACGTAAGCTTAACCCTCACACAAGAATCGGAATAGTGAGCGGATCAGACTACGATTACATTATGCAACAGTGCGCAGCTCTATTCGATTTTGGTGGTGTTGATCTAGATAATATTGATATTCTACCGTGCAATGGCACAAAATTTTATAAATGGGATAAAACAAGTTTCAAGCTTACCCATAATAATGATATGAGAATGGCCTTGGGAAAAGATTCCGGTGGAGCTTCTCAATATCAAAAGCTTGTGAGAAGAATTACAACACTACAAAATGAGGCTGTCCTGGGTGTGCTAAAGGACACAACGCTTACTGGTACATTTTTACAGTACCGAGGTAGTTTACTAAACTGGTGCTTTGTGGGTCGAGATGCTGATACTTCTGTTCGTGAAGAATTCGAAAAAATAAATCGTCAACAAAAAGTACGCGTGTTCTATAAAAATAAGCTTGATAGATTTCTAAAAGATGAAAGTATGTTAGCGACATCGGCCCTTGGTGGTAAAACATCAATTGATATATACCCGCATGGGTGGGATAAAACGTTTGCTCTTCAATATTATCCTGGGTGGACTGTGTATTTTGTTGGTGACGCATGTCAAGAGGGCGGAAATGATTGGCACATCTATCAGGCGCTAAAAGACTTAGGAAGAAATTTCGATCGATCGTATTGGACAAAAAGTCCGGAGGACACTGTTAATATTATCGATCAGGTTATAGAAAGGCTGTAAATCTGCACGAAAAACGTTACGATATAATGTTGGAGAGTGCATGAGTTTTACATACGATAAATATTTCCCATATCCCGCAATTCGTGAACAACAAACTGAGGCTATAGACTTCATTTTAGATTCGTTTATCAATCAAAATAAGAAGTTTGTTATTCTAGAAGCCGGTACGGGTGTAGGAAAGAGCGCAATTGGTTTAACTGTTGCACGTTATTTGGCAGCCAATTGGATCGCTAGTGGTGATAAGTCTTCTGGTGCATATTTTCTTACAACACAAAAGATCCTTCAGCAACAATATACGAAAGACTTTGGTGGCTTTTCTGGCCCAATGAAGTCTATTATGTCATCTGCCAATTACACATGTTCTTTTAACAAAAAGACGACATGCGCTGAAAGTCTTCGAGCGTTAAGAACATCTCAAAAGGGCACGCCATTTTGGAGGTCTTGTACTTTTAATTGTGTCTATAGAAAAGCTAAGGAAGACTTTCTCGAATCCCCAGAAGGCGTAACTAACTTTCCGTATTTTCTTGCTGAGACTCAATATGCTGGAAAGCTTAAGCCAAGACAGATGGTCATTATTGATGAAGCACATAATGCAGCTGCTCAACTAAGCAAATTTATTGAGATAACAATTTCTGATAAATTTTGTCAATCATTTTTAAAGTTTTCCCTGCCTGCGAAAGGAACAGCAAAACAATACATCGACTGGATTACCGACACCTACGTACCGGCGATTAGTTCACGGCTTAAACATCTTGAGCAGATGATGGGAAAATATATTGGACTAGCAGATAAAATAAAGAGCGGAGAATTCGCTAGTATTGCAAAGAAATTTGAAATGCTAGATAAACATGTCTGTAAGGTTCGTAGATTTTTGCAGCTGTATTCATCAGACAACTGGGTGCTTAATGAGATAGCTGCAGACGGTAGGTCTGGTAGGAAGGTCGAATTTAAGCCTATTGACGTGGCTCCCTTTGCTGAGGAAATGCTATTGAATTTTGGTGACCGGGTCCTCTTAATGTCTGCAACGATTCTGGATGCTGAAGCGTTCATAGAGCTGCTTGGTATAGAAAAAGACCAATGTGCATTTATTTCCATGCCCAGCCCGTTTCCAGTTGAAAACCGTCCAGTATTTTATTCAGGCATGGGAAAGATGAGCTCCAAGACTATTGAGACAACGTTGCCAAAGATGGCGCAAGCTGTTACGGCAATTCTGGAGCAGCACAAAGATGAAAAAGGAATTATCCATTGTCACTCTTACCGGGTGGCGAATTACTTGAAAAAGAATATCAAAAGCCGGCGACTCTTGTCTCATAACTCAGAGAATAGAGAAAAAATACTCGAAAAGCACAAGAGGTCTAAAAGCGCGACTGTGCTATTATCTCCGTCTATGACAGAGGGTGTCGATCTTCATGGTGATTTAAGCAGGTTTCAGATTGTCTGTAAGATCCCATATCCATATCTTGGAGATAAACTAATACGAAAAAAGATGAATAAATGGAGATGGTGGTACCCACTCCAGACAGCCAAAACGATTGTACAGGCTGTTGGTAGGTCTGTTCGATCCAACGATGACACGGCAGTAACGTATATACTGGACTCCGATTGGGAAATATTTTATTCTAGAAACAAAAAAATGTTTCCAAGTTCATTTAAGGAGTCTTTGAAGTGAAGGTATATGATACGGTAGAAAGCTTTAGAATAGAAGTTGATGATAGTGATATATGGGGGAAGGGTGTTCCAGTGTATATGACGAGCGGAGGCTTTGATCCGCTGCATGTAGGGCACTTGAGGTGTATTTTAGCGACTGCGGAGATGGCAGACGAGGATGGTGGCTATGTTGTTATCATTGTTAATGGCGATGGTTTCTTGGAAAGAAAGAAAGGCAAGCCGTTTATGAAAGCAGAAGAACGTGCCGAAATTATCGCTGGTATAAGAGGGGTCGATGCTGTTATTATTTGGGACGACGGTGGTCAAACTGTAACAGGAGCCATTGCGGCGCTCAAACCAACATATTTCACAAAAGGGGGAGACAGAGCTGCTCCGAAAGATATTCCAGAATGGGAAATATGCCAAGAGGTGGGCTGTAAGGTTATATTTAATGTTGGTGGTGGCAAAGTGCAAAGCTCATCATGGCTGATCGAAGCACAGGAGTTAGCAAAGAATGCAAAAGATTGATAAGTCATGTTAGGAAAAGATTTTATGGGCGCCGGATTTTTCATAGTCAATCCTTCTTCAAATCTCTTGCTAGCGCTTGTCGATAATAATGGGTTATATGATTTTCCTAAGGGTACGAAAGACAAAGAAGAACAACCACTAGAAACTGCCCGACGGGAATGCTTCGAAGAGTGCTCTATCCTCATAGAAGAAGATGAGCTAATGAATTGTGGACCATTTTTTGATGGCAAATTATTTTTGTTTTGTGCTGAAACTGAAAAGCATCCAGCAATATTACGAAATGCAAAATCTGGTATCATAGAACATTCAGGATATGCATGGGTTAAACCTGAAGAATTTTTGGCTAAGTGTGTACCATATCTCCAACCCATCACCAAGAAAATCTTCTTAGAGCTATCAAAGCGTGCACATCCCTTAGTCGCAAGTTATATTTAAATTAGAGAACTAGATGCTAAGGATGAATGATGTCAATTTTCCAAAGACATAAAACGGTCGCTGATCGCTCCGCTGGGGACCGTGCGAGGCATCGAAAGAAAATCGAGAGAGCCATCAAAGATGGCATCTATAATATTGTTGCTGAAGAATCGATTATTGGGAAAGAGGGAAAGAAAAAATTTCGTATTCCTGTACGAGGAATTAAAGAGTATCGATTTGTATACGGTGATAACGGTTCAAGAAGAGTAGGCTCTGCTCAAGGGAAAGATGTTAAGCGCGGGCAGGTGATTGGCAAAAAAGAAGAAAAAGGGCAAGGGCAAGGAAATCAGGCTGGTCAAGAAAAGGGAGAAGAGTATTACGAGGTAGAGCTTACGCTTGATCAACTTGCAGAATATCTTTTTAAAGATCTAAAGCTCCCTAATTTTGAAAAGAAAAAGAACACTAATGTCACATCTAAAAAAATAAAAAGACACGGGTATAGAACAAAGGGAATTCGGCCGAGGCTTGATAAAAAGAAGACAGTGATTGAAAAGCTAAAAAGAAAGAACAAGCGAAAGCTGATCATGTCACAACCTGAGTTAAATGAGGATGTTGACGAAACAAATGAATTTCCTTTTAATGAGAAAGATTTACGATATCGTCACTACAAGGTTCATGAAAAGAAAACGTCTAGTGCCGTTATATTCTTTTTAATGGACATTTCTGGATCTATGACAAGACAAAAGAAGTTTTTAGCAAGAAGCTTTTTCTTTTTGTTATACCATTTTATAAGGGCAAGGTATGACCAAGTGGACCTGGTGTTTATTGCTCACGATGTTGAGGCTCATGAAGTAACAGAAGACCAATTTTTTGGACGTGGATCATCGGGTGGAACATTGGTTTCTAGCGCATTAACAATGACTGAGGAGATTATTTCAAAAAGATATCACCCAAATAGCTGGAACATCTATGCATTTCAATGCTCTGACGGTGACAACTGGCCGACCGATAATGAAAGAGCAATCGAACTAGCAAAGAAAATAGTTCAAAAAGCACAATTCTTTGGGTATTGTCAGATCGAGCCCAGTGAAGAAAGAGCTAGCTTCATCCGTGAAAATTCTTTATCAGAAATATACGCACCGTTGATAGGTCCAAACTTTAAGGTAGCAGAGGTTTCTAGCAAGGAGCATATCTGGCCAGCTTTTAGATCATTCTTTGGGGGTGAATTATGAGCTCAAATTTTCTAAGCATGCTTGAAGAGTGGGACGAAAAAATTATCAAACTAGCTGAAGGACATGGTTTGGACTGGTATCCAATCCTGTACGAAACGTGTGATTACTACGAGATGATTGGAAATATGGCATATCACGGAATGCCCACACATTACCGTCATTGGAGCTTTGGAAAATCTTTCGAGCGTACGCACGCTATGTATAATGCCGGCCTTGAGGGATTGCCCTATGAGTTAATCATTAACAGCAACCCATCAATAGCTTACCTCATGGAAGAAAACCCATTTTATCTACAAGTCCTTATCATGTGTCATTGCGTTGGCCATTCAGATTTTTTCAAAAATAATATAACATTTGCAAACACTCATGCTGATAATGTGCTATTGAGGATGCGAAATGCGAAGAGGTTTGTCGATGGTCTTATCGAGGACCCAAGCATCGGCGTGAAGAAAGTAGAAAATATTCTAGATGCCGCGCATGCTTTGTCACTCCAAATTCCTCGTCGTTATAGAATGTATGATTCCCAGAAGAATCAAAAGAAGGCTCTTATTTTGGACATCAAGCAGGGAAAATATGAAGATGATTTTCCTCCGGATCCACGGGCGATTCCTGTTAGCCCAGAGCCTAATATTTTGGCATTCCTTGCAGAGTGTAGTCCTGTCCTTGATGATTGGGAACGTGAATTACTGTACTTCGCTTTAGAAGACGCAGAGTATTTTATGCCACAGATTAGAACAAAAATAATGAATGAGGGGTGGGCTTCTTACTGGCATTTTAGAATGATGCATGAGCTTGAGCTTCCCGACTCAATGCACCTTCCTTTTTTAAAAATGCACAATGAAGTCGTCAGACCTCATCTTGGGAGTATCAACCCATATCACCTTGGATTCCACCTTTTTAGAAAAATTGAAGAGCGCCACGGACTAGAAGAATGTTTTATTGCTAGAGAGTCGCTCAATGATGAATCATTTATCAGACAGTATCTTACCGAAGAAGATTGTGTTGATCTAAACCTATTTTCGTTTGGTTTGGACAAGAAAGAATTCGTGATTGAAGATGTGTCTGACAACGAGGGGTGGAAATCAGTAAAACAAAACCTAATCAAACAGGTTTCTGCTAATAATATTCCATCAATCGTAGTGGAAGGTGTAGACGAAGCGAATATTCTAACTTTAAGGCATGAACATGATGGACGTGATTTAGAATTAGAATACGCGGAATCTGTAGTCGAACACATTACGACGTTGTGGGGAGATGTTGTTAGACTTGAAACAATTATTGAAGATGAACCATTCGAGATTTAAGACGGAGTAATCGATGCCAAAGAGCAAGTATCTTGACATTATAAACAGTCAAAGAAAAAAGAAGACCTCAAAAAAGTTTGAGGGTACTTTTTTGGATTATCTTACGTTAGTGGAGAAAGACCCCACCTTAGCTGATCATGCGCACAAAAGATTGTACGATGTTATTTCAGCAGAGGGAATTTCTACGCTTGATGATGATGACCCAAGAAAGCATAAGTTGTTTAATAGCGAAAGTGTGAAAGTGTATGACTATTTCTCAGAAGAATTCTTTGGAATGGAAAATACTATTTCAAAGTTAATGAGGTTCCTTCGCTCTGCATCCTTAAAGGGCGAAGAGAGTCGACAGGTTCTTTTGTTGATGGGCCCTGTAGGAGCTGGAAAGTCTGCACTAACTGAACATATCAAGTCAAGTCTTGATGGTGTACAGTATTACCACTTGAAAGATGATCCCCAGCGAGGCGATCCACTTCAGCTTATTCCCAGATCACTGAGAAAGAAGTTCAGCAAGCTACTCAAGGTGGCCATCGATGGTGATATTTCTCCTATAGCACGTCACCTTTTATTTGAGACGTATGAAAAGGCTTATGAGTCATTTGAAGTCGTAGAGACTACATTTTCTCAGCGTGCTCGTCGAGGGATTGCAACTGTACCACCAATGGACGCGAATAGTCAAGACGTATCAGTGCTTATTGGTTCAGAAGATATATCAAAGCTTGACAAATATTCTGAGGATGATCCTCGGGCCCTGTCATTAAACGGAGCATTCAACGTTGGTAACAGAGGTATTGTCGAACTTGTGGAGGTCTTTAAAAACGAAATTGAGTTTCTCCATACAATCATCACTGCGACACAGGAGAAGAGGATTCCAGCCCCTGGAAAGCATGATATGCTTCACTTCGATGGTGTTATCTTAGCGCACTGTAACGAATCAGAGTGGAACCGTTTTCAAAGTGAGCATACCAACGAAGCAATTTTAGATCGTGTTGTTAAAATTGAAGTACCATATGTTTTAGAACTTGAACAAGAAATAAAGATTTATGAAAAGATCTTAGGAAGGTCCAACTTTGATTCTCATATCGCTCCTCACACTCTTCGAATTGCGTCGATGTTTTCAATCCTAAGTCGTCTCCATGCGAGCCAAAAGTGCGATCTTCTCACAAAGATGAAAATTTATAATGGGGAAGATGTTGTAGAGAAGGGAAGAGTAAAGAAAATTGACATTAGAGATCTCCGGGATGAAGCTCCAAGAGAGGGTATGCAAGGAATTTCAACCAGGTTTATCATGAAGGCGGTTGATAATGCCTTAAGCGATTCAGACAAGGATTTCATAACTCCCATTTCGATGCTTGACTCTCTAATAAAGCAAGTAAAAGATCAAATCGTTGATTTAGATTTTCAGAACCATTGTCTAGACTTGATTAGAAACACAGTACGAGATGAATATCTTCGTATGCTCGAAAATGAAATAGCAAAAGCGTTTATTACAGCCTACGAAGAACAGGCACAAGCAGTATTCGAAAACTATCTTGACAATGCCGAGGCATTCACCACAAGCTCAAAAATGAAAGACAGAATTACAAAAGAAGAAATGCAACCGGATGAAACGTTTATGAGAGCGATTGAAGGTACGATCGGTGTAAGTAGCTCGGGCAGAGAGGGGTTTAGGGCTGACGTGACAGCTTATATGTTCTCTAAGATGCGTAGAGGTGAAAATGTTGATTATACTTCTTATGAGCCTCTAAAAGAAGCTATCGAAACATACCTCATCACATCTGTGAAGGATCTGGCTAGAATCGTTACAAAGACGAAAACCAGAGATGATGAGCAGAAACAAAAGTACTCAAGCATGGTACAAACACTTATGGACGAATATGGTTATACACCGGAGTCAGCAGAAGAAATACTGGTCTTCGCGAGTAATAATCTATGGAGAGATAGCTGATGTTAAGATTTGGATTTAGCGAAGCGTTGCTTATGTTTGCTGGAATTGCTTTATGGCATAACCAAATGTTTGCAATAATCGCATTTTGTATGGCTTGCTTTGTTGCATTCGCAAGATTTTCGCTAGAGTGGTCGCTAAAGTCTAAAGAAACCGAAGCGAAGGTGCAGGCCTCAAAGCTATTAAATGAGCAAGTTCAAGAAGTCGGTGATGTACTTGGGACTATGTTCGGTAAAAAGAAATCCACGATGCACTGAGATGTACAATGAGACACTACGCCTCAGTATACTCAGGTGACGAAGCAAAAAAAATAACTCGGGACGCTCGACAGGCTATACGTGATGTAATTCAAAGCTTGCAATCTTGGGAAAGCTCCATGATAGTTGGGAAAAGGCTTTATACCTTCGGTTGGCCTGATTCTTTTCGACTCTTGATAGAGGGGCTTGATAATTGTCCTTTAGTGTATAGAAACCTCGTTCTTAATTCAGCAGAGGCCGTTTATCGACGATGTCCATTAGCGGTATCGCTTTATCTTATCACTTTGGAAAAAATGCTAGCAGGCCGACTTGCTGATGCTGCTCAGTTACAAGAGACAATAGATCAGCTGGTGATTAATCGAAGAAGGATATCGTCTAAGGAAGCAAAAAGCGCTTGGCGAAAGACAATACATGATGACTTTACTCGCGAAATATTTGAAGATTTATCATCTGCTGTCGATAAGACTGGAGCGCTCGGAACAATAGAGGTCAAAGGAGGCAGATATTCTAATGTTGAAATATACGAAGGCATTTCTGTTGCTGCTAAGCTAGCGCCGGCTTTTCAATCTCAAGTTGCAGGAATAATTCACTTAACAGACTGTAAGGTTGTGATTGTTGATGGAGCAATTCTTGACATTAGTGAATTAAATAGATTGCTTGTTTACGCTAACGAGAGTAAATCAAGCATTGCAATTTTTGCTTCGCAATTCTCAGATGATATATTAAATACCCTGATCGTTAATTGGAACAACGGACGTCTCAAGGCAGTTCCAATAATCTTTGAAAGTACCCTGAACGATCTTAATCAACCTGGAGATGTTGCAACAGTCGTAGGAGGAAGGTTAATATCAAAAGATTGTGAATATTCCATAACACTCCTTAACGAGGAAGAGTTACCCACTATCAAAAGCATAACTGTGAACAATATTTCGAAAAAATGTGATCTAATTTTAGATTCTGATGGTTTGTCTAGGGCATTTTTTCTAAGAAATGAAATTCAAAAAAAGCGTGAAAAAGAAAAGATAGAAGATGTCAAGAATATCCTGAGCGCAAGACTAGCGAAACTAACAAGTAGAAAAACTATTATAACGATTAAATGCGATATTGAAGAATCTGGAATTGTTAAAGATAGAATTTCCGACTTATTTTCTTTTATAAAATGTTGTGCAAATGAGAGCATAGTTTCTGGAGCTTCAATCTATTCAGCGGTAGAACAACAAGACACAAGCGGTCTTCCAGCTTTCTTACCCGCTTTTTCTGCAAAAATTGCCATTTTTAAAGCGATCGCAGATGCTGAGCAGATAAACAAAATTGGAGCGCTAATACTGATGGATTATTGACATCATGCAATGAATTTATTTACTTCTTTAGCCAGCAGGTTAAATTATGGACAGAAATAAGGAGTGACTATAATGATGTCTAAACAGTCCAAAGCAGAACTAGCAAGGCAGGTCCAAGCGCTACAGGGCGAATTGGCCGAGTCGAAAACGCCAGGAGACTTACGAGAATTAATACATACTTTGATTAATTTTCTTAACGATGAAATTGGAAGAACGCTGGCGGAGTCGACAGACCCAGAGTGGTGTGGAAGCCGCAATATGGATATGTTGACAGTTGAGCAGGCAGAAACGTTGACAAACGTATTAAGCGAGCTTGTCAAGCAGTCTTCATTCGTAATACTTTCTAGAGCGTAAAGCATGCATGGGACGAAGCATATGATAAAATGCAGATGTATTCTCCCTACGTTAAAAAATAAACAAGACCCACCGGTGCATCAATTTATAGTATTTTCAGTAATAGATGCGCAAGAAAAAGTGTGTGAAAAGCATGTGCAGTGTAATAATTGTGGTATAGTACATAAGGTTTATGATCTATGCAAGTCTGAGATTGTCTCCAATAAGGAAGTTTTAAAAAGCGCTATGACGATCGAAGATATTCGCTTTACGCTTCCTGAAAGTGTTGCCAAAATTTTAGAAAGTTATGATTGCGATCTTCCAACTCACGAACATGTGAAGTTTATGTATGATTTTAACGTTCGAGGTGGCTTCACTATTCTTACAAAAGAAAACGATGGAGAAGTTACTGAAGGCAAAATTCTAAGATACAAGGGCGAAAAAGCATTCACTATTGAACCGTTTGTTAAGCAGGAACGAATACTATGAAAACTATTCAGGGTAAATTAGAAAAACAAAAACAGACAAGGTGGCTGAATGAAACCAGACAATGTCGGGAGATTGTCCAAGAAATTTTATCATTTGGTGTGAATCAAGACCAGATAAAAAATGTTATAAAGTTGCTCGCACTTGAGCTTGAGGATGTGGAAATAATGAAAGCAATTTCACAAATTTTAATAGAAAATGTTAACGAGCAAGTGACTACCGTTAATATTCTTAAACCAGGAGGAAAAACAGATGAGTGATTCAAATAGTATTCTTGAGGGGTGGGAAAGCTTGAAGGAGCTTGTCAATTCCCTAGAGCTTGATATTCATAAGAACGCGAATGGAAACAAATCTGCCGGAGTACGTGCAAGAAGGGGTTTGCGTAAATTAAAGAATGACGCAAGTTCCTTAGTAAAATTGACACTAACCGCGGAAAAAAGTGAAAGTTAATTTCCACGCTAGTTAATCAATTCGTACTTTACTTTTGCAAAAAGGGGGGCTTACCCCCTTTTTCTAATTTCTGAGAGCTACAATAGTTAGTTTTTGTGGTATGGCAACTTCAATTCTTTAAGAGTCTTGGGACACGCAGTTTTCAAAAACTGTTTCGCAGCTTTCTCAATTTGGCAAATACGCATCCTGGTGACGTCGAACATATCACCCACATCTTGAAGCGTATACGGTCCTTCGCGCGCTGCGAGAATCGTACAGTTATTATGTTCCCTCAAATCATGCCAATAGCGACATGAGCTTTTCTTACATGCTCTCCCCGATTCTTTGTGCGCCGCAAAACATGATACACCGTCGACTATTTCAGATAAGTCGTCTTGATCATTTTTTGATTTCATTTAATCTCCTATTCAATGCGATTAATACATTTAACGTTATTTTAATAGGAGAGTACAATATTTTTCAAGGGAGTTATTTTGAAAGACGATAGAAAGAAGTTTATTTTAGACACAAGCGTCCTGCTGTATGATAAAAAAGCTATCCATTCCTTCCCAGGAAACGATGTTATTATTCCCTTACAAGTTATGGATGAGCTGGATCGATTTAAAGAAAAGCCAGGCATCGTTGGAGAGTCAGCCCGATATATCAACCGCTTTTTAGATGATCTACGAGCAGAAGGTCGCTTGGATAAAGGTGTAAACGTTCCACTCACCTATTCAGAAAATCAGACGATACGAATAACCCTTTGTGACGATCCTACACAACTCCCCAAAAGTCTCGCTCATGATAGCGGAGACAATAGGATACTTGCGACATGCATGAGCGAGAGGTCTGTAGGGGACGGTGAGACCATTGTCGTGATTACTAAGGACATTAACCTAAGAGTTAAGTGCGATGCCCTTGGCATCCATTCTGAGGACTACTACAAGGACCATATAGAGGCGGGCCAGGTAGAATATGCTGGATGGCAAAAAAACATTGTATCTAAAGAAATAATCGACGAATTCTTTGTGAAAGGTAAAGTGTCCACCGCCGTTGATTTCTTTCCAAATGAGTTTGTGGTGCTTTGTGATGGAGGGAATTCTTCTGCCTTGACATTTCATCGTGCCGGATATCTCTACGCAATGAACAAGCGACCTGCTGAGCTTATGAGTTCATTTGAAGCAAAGAACAAAGAGCAAGCATTCGCTGTGGAGGCACTTTTACGAGATGACATTCCTCTTGTAACGCTCACGGGATTAGCCGGCTCTGGCAAAACATATGTTACATTGATGGCTGGACTAGATGGTGTGCAACAGGGGCGCTACAAAAGAATAGTAATAAGTCGATCAATCCAGCCAGTTGGAAAAGAACTTGGGTTTTTACCAGGTGATATGTCTGACAAAATGCAGCCATGGTTAGCTCCTATCCTGGATAATTTCAGAACAATGCTAGCAGACAAAGACTACACATACTTTCAAATGATGAGAGACCGTGGGGAATTAGAGGTTGCACCGCTAGCGTACATAAGAGGAAGGACGTTTAACGATTCCTTTATCATTGTCGATGAAGCACAAAATGCGACCATACACGAATTAAAAACACTTATCACAAGAGTTGGTAAGGGATCAAAAATCGTTCTTCTTGGAGACACAGATCAAATTGATACGCCCTACATTAATAAATTAAGCAACGGATTATCAATCGTTGTCCACAAATTTAAGGATGAGAATGGTGCTGCACATATTAAGTTGGCAAAAGGACAGAGATCAAATATAGCTACTAGAGCTTCTGCTATCCTTTAACTTTAGATCTCCATATTTAGTTCGGAGGTCCACCAATGTCTAATGCGAGAACTAAAAAGTACAATAGAAATCGTTATCGAAAGGTCTACCAACCGGTTCGAGCGTTACCTAATTGGGGCATCCGGTCCGATAAAGAAGTAGTATTAGAGACCCTTCGAGTTCAATTCAACGGCGGTGATGAACGCACATTCGTGTTACTCGGCAGGTATAAGACACTTCCAGGAATCGTAGTGACCCCTGTCGGTGACCTTGCTGATGTGAATATATTCATTTCAGCGCTTTCTCTCGGTAGTGTTCCATACGACGGAGGTAAAGAAGTATCCATTACTCTCAGCGCTAGTACCGCATTTGAGGGTGAAGTAATCGTACAGGCAATGATGATAGCATGATATTCAATCAAAGTGAGCATGAGCTGCAATACGGAATCATTGAGATAAAAGATGGTAAAGATAGCTTTGTCTTAGCTGTATCTGGGTCAAAAGAATTTGAACCTTCAATTATTTTGACTCCCTATGGTATTAATGCCAACTTAAATACATTCGTGATGGGTCCTTGTAAGTGGGGGTCGCTTGTATTAGAGCCAGATGATGGACAAAATGTATACGATCTAAACCAGACATGGCGAGCCAAATCAAATCTAGCAGAATATGACGCTAAAGCAAATCTCAAGGTATGGTGGAGACTAAATGAAAAACCGCTCAGCTTGGTGGACTTGGTCATCGCGGATTCTTCTGGAAATGGAGTTAACTCAATAGGCCAAAACCAAAATAACCAAAAGCCGGATAGGTCGTTGTCAACTCCATCAACGTACATAGCTACAACAACTTTAGATTTCGAAAATACCGTCGGTGGCGCAGCCCATGGCAACGTAGCTTTTTTCAAGGCGAGTTATTGGAACAGTCTTGTTGGTGGAGAAGGTCCGACAACAAATGGTGGCACCTCAGGTCCTGGGAATTCGATGTCTATATCTTTTTGGTTTAGACCGTTGGACTGGACCGAGAACAATGATGGCCAGATAATCTTTCTTGCTGGTGATAACGTCGGAGCAGGATCATTTCGGGGGGTCGTAATGTCTACTAACGGCAGCTCTTTTAAGGGTATTCGTATCGGATGGAATGCTGGATTGCCGAAGGACAACTCATACGCTGGAACAAATTTTGCTGGCTCGTATAACGTTGCATTAAACACCTGGCATCATGCAGTCATAACAAGATCTGGGGCAGAATGGTCTGGTTCTGATTGGGTTGGTGGTAATCCTTACAAATTTTATCTAGACGGCGTCGAATACACAGATGTCACATATGCAGCAGTTGGAGGAGGTGGAATTAAACCTAATCCGATTGTAGAGGCAGGTTCTCCAAACGCTCGTCTCGGCTACAACAGCGTCCATGGATTCAGTGGCGATTTATCAGATTTTGCGATCTGGGATACAGAATTAACAGCTACACAAGTCGAGGCGCTATATGGTACGGCAGCGTCTGGTGTCGAAGATGCAGAAACAATTAGAGCGAAGGGTGACGTCTGGTGGGCAGTCATAAAGAGATCCACAGATATCGGAGACGTTAACGTTCAATATCAGGCCATTGGGGCCTCTCCATTAAGGGTGAAGTAAAATGGCAAAAGATTTTAGAAGTAATCAAATAAGAACAATAAAGCTTATCGGTTCCGGTGGAGTGAATATAACAAAGCCCTATCTGGGACTGCTAATTTATAGTTCTTCTGCTGCAACAAATTATGATGGTGGTCATGAAGCAAAAATGCTACAAGACGTCGGCGATGACGTATGGATGTTTGTAAGCGGTTCTGCAAATACCACTGCATACATTGCAACACAGAAGCCCTCCGGAGGGTCCGTTCTTTTTGGTGGGGATGTCGTCGTAAGCGGAACGTTGTACGCTGAAAGACAGGTAATAGAAGTCGACTCAAGTGTTGACGGGGATCTTCTGGTTCCCAATTCAATAGCAGGCGGTATTAAGGGGATGTCCACTGCCGGTGGAAACTATGCGAAGCTTCTTGTTGATCCTTTTACACAAAATCTTGGAAAAGTTGGACCCCAAGCCCAACAGAAAGATGGCACTGTCTCCTTTAATATAGTAGCAGGACCCGGGGAAGGAAATGCATGGAGGTATGATGGCTCTCTAAAAGAAGACGTTTTCTTTCATGTTTCTGGAAGTCGAGGTGTAAGAGACACAAGACAAAGAGGCTTGGCTCTTTTTGATGGCGATCTCCATACGTCTGGTAACCTCAGTATGTCACCGGACTCAGTATGGACCACAGACATTATATTAGACAATTCTACTAACGACCCGCCAATATTTGCTCAACAAAATGGGTTCGGAAAACGCTGGACAGAAATTGCTGTCCAGCAGAAAGGTTTTGGTCAGTTTGATGTTGAGATAGCGAACTCTGGATCTGACGTTGATAGTAATTTAAAGTTCAAGACTAGAGCGGGTCATTCCGGGGAATACTCTATGGTATTTTCTGGATCAGGTGATCTAGGGCTGGATAGACCCTCTATGGGTCCTCGAAATCTTATATTGGACGGCGCGCGCCAAACACGTATTTCCTCAGAGTGGGATAGTGTTACTGATGGTATGCAGCTAACACTTGAAGGAGCAGCAGATGGTAATGCCTCCATAATCTTTAATAAGTCAAATATAACAGGTTCAGGTGGGTATTATCTAAAAGCGGGGAGCATTGCCGCCGGGATGGGGGGCCAGGCTCTTGGTTTCCAATTTACTGGTGGTGGCTCTGCTGGGACGACCACTGCGGGACTTTATTATAATAGGAGCGGGTTCGGGCTACAAAAGCACCCTATTCTTCAAGGCCCAAATGATGCGCTGGTTATGACGTCAGCAAATGCTGGTGAGAAAATGCACATCGGTGCTGCAAAGGTGGAGGTCTGGGGACTGGAGAATGGGATTGAAATCAATGCATCCCACCCAACCTGGATAGACCAGGTCGGCGGTCCGATTTTGATGAGGGCAACCGGTTCCCATGCCGACGGTGGTGGAGTTGATATATGGGGTGATGTTCGTATGCGAGACAGTTTAGAGATTGATGGCAATCTTACTGTCTGGGGCGATAAGATCATTGGTCACGTAATATCAGCATCAATATCTGATCCACTGTTGCTACTAAACTCTGGTGCGGTATCCTCTGGTACACCAGGTCCTGGTGGCGGTATGAATCCATCAGGTGGCGGTATCGCCATCGCATCAGGATCTACGTACATCGATCAAGCGATGGTTTTTGGTAGATATGTCCATAATAGCATAAAGAACACTTTCTTTGCTGGAAGGATGGACGTTAAAAATGGCGATGAATTACGATTTGATGGCGCTGAACCTATCCGAATGCTCGCGGCGGGGTATCGCTTTACTGGTGAAAGTACACCCCAGGCAGAAACGAACTTTTTGTTAACTGGCTCTGGCGGGGTGACAATACTTTCTGGTAGTCGCTTCGCGCTTGAGTCTGGTAAACCATGGTTCTTTAGTGATATAGGCACGAAAACAGGCGCAGCTCCTCCAGGCTCTTACTACATGGTCTATGATAATACAGACCCAAGCCCGGGAGTTCCTGATCTGCAACTGCATATTGGAACAGGTAGCTTTACGATAAACGCTGATCCCAGCACAGCTTCGCAATTATTTCTCGGGGCATCCAAACATACTTTATGGGAAGATGACCCGACTGGTTTTGGCGAGACAAAGTTTCTTACAGACAAACAGCTAATTGTTTCTTCATCTGATGGCTTGGTACTTTCGACGTCTAATAATGATCTCGTAGTGTCAGCTTCCGCACCTATCGGTCCCAATCCCGCCATAAGGGTGCGAGGCGGAAACGTCTTTGTTAACACAACAAATAATAATGGCAAGATCGAGATTACATCGAATAAGCAACTTAAGTTATCTTCTTCAAACATAGACGGAAAAGTTCTCGTTACAGCAGGGGAAACCGCTGGATATGACGGTGGACAACTAGACTCAGCGCAGCTTTATCTTTCAGGAGGTATTGTTGATCCCCTGGGATATAACGGCAGAATAGGTGCTGCGTTTGTAAACACTCCCATACTAGAATCAAAGTCCATTATAGAAACTTATCCCGATATTAACTTCTTTGTTTCCGGTTCAATAGACAGTCGTCAGTCGACCCACCGCGGGGTAGGTGTATTCGGCGGGGACTTGGTCGTATCAGGTACTGCAAAGGTGGGCGCGCTAGCGATCGATAACCTCGTCTTAGAAGGTGCCGCTGTTGGTCAGCCATTCATTAGATTCGGGTTAACAACCGATTCTCCAAAGGTGTATCATAACGCTGGGAACCTTACATTTTTTGATGACTATATTACGACCCCTGGATACACACTAACACAAATAGCTGCAAGAGGTGTTGAGTTAAACAACAACATTTGGAAAAACACATATGCTGGTGGCGGCGGGGATTTTGGTAGCTATCTTGCTACAAGTGGTGCTGTATCGTTTGATTTTGACCAAAATTGGGCAGGTACACCAGATCCGTATGTTCCAAAGCGCACAAATAGCCCGGGATTCGGTGGTTCAGACGTATTCTTTATTATTAGTGGTTCGAAGGGTGGTAAAAGTGCTGAGCACGAAAGAAGCACGTCAGTCTTTCGTGGTGATCTTCTCACATCAGGAGCCATGTATTGGGCAAGAATATCAACAGCGATGGCCGCAGCGCAAGTGGTCGGACCCGATGCAGTCTCAGTTTACGCCAAAGATGTAAGTGGAGAGACAAGACTATTTTACAGAAATGAAGTTAACGAATTACCGTTAGGCGCAGGCGGTAGCCTGGACGATGCTTATGATACCCCAACTGGTGGCGGCTTAAAATCGACTGCCGCGGGAGCCGTTGTTGAAGTGGACGGCCGTCCGGTTCAATTAGAGGGAACAATCTCAAGTGGATCACCGGTTGTGTTAGTGACATCAGGGTCGGTGGCTCTTATTTCATCTGATAACAGCACTCCACCCAGCATAATTTGCGATACAGATGATAAAGCGGGTGGTGTCGATTTAGAATTCAAAATAAACAAGACCGGACCGCTAATGACAAAAGTATTTTCGTTGTCAGGCGGATCCGCTAATCTAGTTATGAACAACAATGCGTTATTAGCGTGGAATCAATCAGAGACTGAGGCGATTCTAAAATATAAAAATGATCCAGCTGCCAGCATATCTCACGGAATAGGAACCAAACACTTCTTACCTGACGCTGACAATACCTATAATCTTGGAACACCAAACTTTCGTTGGGCAAACCTATATACCGGTGACCTCCACTTAAAGAATGAGCGTGGTAACTGGACCATACTTGAGGAAAGAGACTATCTATGTGTAATAAACAATATTACAGGGAAGAAATACAAGATGGCACTCGAGCCGTTGGAGGATGACGAATAATGGCGATTTATACTACGTACGTATCTAGCTCTGGTGCTGGTGCACATACTGACATCGGCGGATCTATAACTGGATCACTCTTTATCCAAGGAGAAGCTAACTCTCCTCACACTGGAAAATTAGTCGTTAATACAATCTCTGGTTCAATGACCGACATGTTCCCAGGACTAGTTATATCAGGTTCTACAGGAGTCCCAGGTGATCTAGGCAGGATAATAATGTCTGGGACTGTTGAATTTGAGCACAAACTAGAAATTAAAGATGCGATTACATCAAATTCTTCACTGCATATGTCTTCAAGTAATGGGCTCTTTGATGTCTCTGCTCATCCATCCCCAGTCTCTGAAGGTGTAAAGTTTAGACTCAGCAACTCTTCCAATGTTATAAACAACAATTACATCTTAGGTCAAATTCAATTTGCAGCAACGAAAGACACTGACGGACCCCGAGGTGTTGCTGCTTCGATTTTAGCTCGAGCTCCAGAAGGATATGATGGATCCATGCATTCGACCGGAGTGCCAGCAGACCTTGAATTTTATGCTGATGATCTCGCAACACCAAAGCTCTTTGTATCTTCTAGTGGACGAGTAGGAATTGGGACTGCTGCACCGGCAACGAAATTACACGTTGACGGTGTTACAAGATCGGTAACATCTGTTCAGACACCGTTAATAGAATATACAGACGGGGATGATGCTATCGAAATTTCTGATGGTGGATTTCTTACATTTCCAAAAGGAATATTAGAGTCACCATCTGTGTACGTAGGACAAGCGACCTCTGCTAATAAATGGTTTAAGATAGCCAGTTTAAAATACTCGATGATCTCGAACCAAGTATCACAAGCATCATTTATGGTTCAACCTACTCCGATTAACAGCTCTACCGGCGCCAATCGAGGTGCTGGTATGTATATTATAACCGTTCGAATCACCACAGAGACAGGTCCAGTTGTGCAGACACAGGGCAATGCCACATTTGTAACTGTTGAATATTCTGGCCCATCTACGGATGGCCAACGCCCAAGTTGGCATGCTAAAAATAACGTGGTCCTGAATTATGAAAGCGACGGTGCTGCTGCTGATCTGTGGTTTCGGGTTCCTAATGCTAGCGGATTCTATGGTAATTTATACGTAACTCCTGTTGTTGGTACCAGTGAGGCATCACCGGTCGCGTATAAGGGACCTCCATGGGTGATTAACGCGCCTGTTGCCCCTACTACGCTACCCGCCACAAATGAATTCGAGTATGGCCAGTATGCATCTAAGATATTCGGTGTCGTAACAGGTAGCCAGTTTGTTGTATCGGGTGGTAATCCAGGACATGAGGTGCACATTAACGTCGACGGCCATGGAGCACTTTCTCTTACTGGGTCTTATTCGACAACGCTTGGCTTTGCCCACCCGTTTAGCAATACCGAGGATACCTCTTTTATAGACAAATTAATAGGTGGCGGAGCTGGTGTCGAAGGAAGTGGCGGTCTTGCCATTACAGGTTCTTATGGTACTAATTCACAAGTCTTCTTCCACGGCGATCAGAATTCTAGGGTATTCATATCTGCGAATACTGGGGACCCATCTCTTACATTTACCACACCTGTTGCAGACGGCACCCAGCAAGAAAGATGGGCATTTGCTCTAGATGAAAGCAGAGATAATAGACTTGGCTTTAACCCTGGTAGTCCAGCTCCAGGTACTGATGACTTTCTTTCACTAAAATCTGACGGTCCTAATATTCTAATGCGCTATTCTAGAAATGCTTTAGCAGATGTAGGAGATCCCGCAAATTATTTTATGCATGTTGTTAATAATGATGACACCCTGGGGCAAGGCGCAGGTATTGCATTTACCAGTGATGCCCCCTCCTCAGCTGGAATCGATGATCCAAATGTTGGCGGAAGTATTATTTTAAAGAATGCTGGAGCTGAATCGAAGGGAACTCTACAATTCTATACAAAACAATCGACAGTAGAGGGAGACACTCCAACCCTAGCAATGGAAATCGCTGGTGGTCAACTCAATCTACAATACGGAATGCAATTTGACGGTGGTACGCTTAAAGATTCTGGAACGAATGACATCATAACGTTTGATGGTTCTGGCAATATTGAAACGATCGCTCCAGTTTTAGATCAGCTCACCGTCATAGGGACAGATAATACAGCCGAGCCTGTTATAACCCTTGTTAGCACAAATACAACAAACCATAAAGCTGGCCAGCTTCAACTGGATCACTACCACGGTAGCGCTGGGGAAGACGGTGTAAATCTTGGGGAAATAAAATTTAGGGGTTCAAACGATGGATCCACGTGGGGTGTCGGTGCTTCTATTCAGGGTGTCGGTGATGGTGATTGGTCGACAGATGATTATCCAGGCAGGCTTGAATTTTATACTACTAGAGAGGAAGCGGGCGCTGGTACTCTAGCACTCACAATCCACAAGGACCAACAAGCTGATTTCACAGGGAATGTAACAGTTGGGGGCGGATACGGAAGCACTGGTACAACAATTTCGACTGCTGGTGTTCTTGAAACTGATAGTTCAATCACTTGCGGTAACGTTTTATATGTCATAGGGGACTCTATAGCGGATTCTTCTTTGACAAGTGCAATCACCTTTGATGGAGCCGCGAATACGACGGTTGCAGGTGACCTAACAGTGGATGGAGATGATATCAAGGACAGTGGCGGAAATACCATACTTTCCTCTGATGGTAACGGTTACATCGACGATCGTCCAACATTCAGAAATAGTAGCATGGCCTATCCGACCACTGGTATCGATACCAGCGCTCCGGACACAAATGATTTTCTTAATATTTCTGGTTACCATTACTACACAACCACCGTATTGGGTTTAGCGTCCATTCAAGGAGGCGGCCAATATAGGGGGTGGCTTGGCGATGCAGCGGAAAACGGCACCGGGTCAGGGGCGCTAAATACAACTGATTGGACCTTTACGAATGGAACTGGTGCCTCCGAACTGCGGTATGACTACCTCGAAGACTACACTTATTTTGGTGGATCCAAAGCTAACTTTGGTAAGTTGTACATTCTACGTGACACTGGAACCCCTATTTGGCAAACCGCTAATACATTTGGTGCTGGCACATGGTACGTTAGATATCGGGGAATGAAAGCCAACACCTCCTGGGAAGAAGAGGATGAGATCCGCTGGCAAGTTCGAACCGATGGAGGCTCCTGGACTACTGTTCATACTGTCTATTTAGACGCTTCTGCAACGACCAGCGCAGGTAATTTACCAATATATGATGATGCGACCAAGGCCTACGGTTGCTCGGTCGATTCTTTTACTTTCACAGTCGGCGGAACTTCGTCTGAATTGCGTGGTTATAGATATTCTGGAAATACGAACGAGTGGGTGGCCATCTGGGAATTCCAGCAAGTAATGGCAAATGATGGATCGAGGTATCCATGTCTAGACATCATGTCTCCTGTTGGTGGACCGGATCACAGCACGCAGTATTTGATGCGGTTTTTTACCAATGACGCAACGACGAGCACTCACTATCCTGACGGTACTATTACGTTGAACGATGGAACTGTTAGCTATAATCAATTTACTGGCCAGCATGGTGGAAAAGTTACCGTTGAAAATATGAAATACTCAAAGGGATCGATCGTTAGAATTACTGGAATTGATAAAACAAAAAATGAGCCTGTTTACGAGATTGAAGAAACAACATCTGCGCAAGATAAAGCTGTTATAGGTGTATACAATAGCTTTGAGGGTGTCGGTGGGGTATCAAACTGCGGTATTGCCGCTGTAGGGAATGGCTATATACTTGTTTGTGATGAAGGTGGTGACATCGAGGTTGGAGACTATATTTGCTCGTCTAATATAAAGGGACATGGTATGAAGCAAGAAAGTGATCAAATGATGAATTACACGGTAGCAAAAGCAGCAGAACCTGTGGATTGGTCAACAATAACGTCTTCACGATGGGTAATTACAGGTACAGATGAAGAGGGAGAGCAGATTGGTGAGCATCAACAATTTCCAGCAACACAAACAAGGATCAATTGTACATTCCACTGTGGATAGTGGTATAATAACTTAAATTAATTAATTATTAAATTAATAAACAGGTTTTATCAGTATTTGGTTAACTGGGAAACTGAATTCAGAATTAATATACAACCTCTGTAAAATTTGTACACGCAAAAAACTGAACTTTCTTTTTCATATACAGCTGCTCACTAGAGGTTATTATTCCTTGTGAGGTAGCTGAATGTTTAATAGTCCCTTTGAAGATACCAGAATTAAAATTGATCGATCTGCAGATGTAGTGTTTGTTGCAGATCTTTTTGTTGAGAATTATGTTGGTGGAGCAGAACTGACAACCCAGGCTCTTATCGATGCTTCTGATGACGTAATTGTTCAGAAGCTTCATGCTCAAAATGTTACGCTAGAATTATTAGAAGCTGGAATGGACAAGCATTGGATATTCGGTAATTTTTCTACGTTAAATCCCCAACTAATTCCCAGTATTATAGGAAACATTTCATATTCGATTCTAGAGTATGACTATAAATTTTGTCAGCATCGGTCTATTGAAAAACATCTTTCAGAGAGAGATGAAGTATGTGACTGTCATAATGAATTACATGGAAAGATGGTGTCTTCATTTTTTCACGGTGCAAAAACGATCTGGTGGATGAGTGAAGAGCAAGAACGAAGATATCTTTCAAGATTTCCATTTTTAGAAGAGAATGATAGAGTTGTCTTGAGTAGTGTTTTTGATGAAAGCTATTTTGCAGTGGTCAAGGCGCTTAATGATAAATACAAAGAAGTTGACCGTAAGGGCTGGATTGTATTGGGTGCTGAATCTTGGATCAAGGGTGCATCAGACGCAATTGCTTATTGCGAAGAAAATAATCTAGAATATGAAGTGCTATGGAAGAGACCATACGGCGAAGTTTTAGAAAGGCTAGCCACCGCTGAAGGGCTTGTGTATTTGCCACGCGGAGGTGATACATGCCCTCGAATGGTAATTGAAGCCAAGATGCTGGGCTGTGAACTAGTTTTAAACCAAGATGTACAACATGCCGATGAAGAGTGGTTTAAGGCTTCTCCAATAGACATGGTTTCATATTTGTACGCTGCCAGAAATCGATTCTGGGTGTCAATCAAGAGTGTGATGGGATGGACTGCAACTATTAGTGGGTATACAACAGTTCGAAACGCTAATGATATGGGTTATCCTTGGAAGGCATGTGTAGAATCAATGCTCGGATTTTGTGACGAAGTGATTGTTGTAGATGGTGGATCAAATGATAATACATGGAAGCAGCTACAGGAATGGAGCAAAAAAGAACAACGTATTAAAGCGCATCAAATTTCTGTCAATCCCGATGACCCAAGCTTTGCATACGAATCCGATGGAAAATTAAAGGCCAAAGCTAGAGACTTATGTAAGATGCAATATTGCTGGCAGATGGATGCTGATGAAATATTACATGAAGATGACTATGAACAAGTTCGACAGATAATAAGAAATTTTCCCAAAATGGTTGATATTGTTGCACTTCCCATCATCGAATACTGGGGATCAAAAGAGAAAGTAAGGGTTGACATCAATCCCTGGAAGTGGAGATTGAGTAGAAATCTTCCTCATATTACACAAGGAATTCCAGCAGAGCTTAGAAAATTTGATGATGACGGTAATGAGTATGCAGGCTGGGGTACCGACACATGCGACTATATACACAAGGAGTCACGTGAAAGACTTCCAATAGCTTCTTTTTACACTGAGGAAGTAAACAAGTTCAGAGCTGCAGCTCTTGAAGGAGATAAAAAAGCTCTAGAAATGTATGAGGGATGGTATAACAGCGTTGTTGAACAACTACCAACAGTCCACCACTATTCGTGGTTCGATATATCTGCAAAGATAAAACAATATAGAAAGCACTGGGCAAAATTTTGGAAAAGTCAATATCGATTGGACATAGAAGACACTGCAAAAAATAATGTAATGTTCAACAAAGCGTGGAGCGACGTAACAGATAATGATATTAACATATTTGCATCTCGATTAGCGACAGAAATGGGAGGATGGATATTTCACGAACCGGTAAACTTTTCTGCGCCCACTCCACATGTAGTGATAGGTAGAAATCATCCACAGGCTTATCTAGATAACGTTTCGAGCGATAAAGAGGAAGAAGATGCCAAAAGTTAGTATTGTTCTTCCTTGCTATAATGGTGAAGCGACTATCGAACGAGCTATTAAATCAATTGCTGCGCAAACATATCGCGATTTTGAGACTGTTTTTGTTGACAACAAATCAGATGACAGAACATTATCGATAATTGAGCGATATAGACAATCCGCGAATATTCGAATCGTAACTTGCGATACAGCAGGAATCGTTCCAGCGTTGAATACTGGAATATATCATAGCGATTCTTCTTTTGTTGCAAGACAAGATGACGATGACTATTGGTACCCAACGAAATTAGAAAAACAAATGCTGCATTTTGAAGAAAATCCCGCCACGTCTATTTTGGGTACACGAATTCGTCTTCTTGACGAAGAAGGTAAAGCTCAGGATTTAGGTACGTATGGCCGACCAGTGAATTATCCTGTAGACGATCATACGATTCGATATATGCTTATTTTGGGTCAAAATCCGCTGTGTCATCCATCAGTGGTAATGCGTAGAGAGGTACCCCTTGTCGCTGGTGGATATAGCCAGCATTTTTTCTTGGCAGAAGACATGCATCTTTGGTTAAAGGCATTTCCGTTTTTTAAGTTCGCAAATTTACCAGAGGTTTTGCTAGATTACACCCAGACGGTTCGTGAAGACTATGACCCTCGTGTAGTGAAGGATTTAGCAACTTTCTACTATAACCTCTATAAGTCACAGGGGATAATCGAAGGAGATCGTCCTGCGCTAGTCTATGATTGGGAAAGAGGAGTAAAGTGAAACCACTATTACAGACCATAATTTTTTCAAAAAATCGAGCATTTCAATTACATGCATTGCTGTCTTCTATGAGATTGAAGGTAAAGACCTTGAAGCCGTTCATTCATACGGCAATATTGTGGTCAGCTGATGGTGCTCATAAGGATCAATATTCCGAATTAATTCAAATGTATCCTGAATTTGAGTGGATTGAAGAGACGTCATTTCGTGATCAAGTAATTCAGAAATTAGATGGCTCGAAAGCAAAAAGATGCATGTTTCTTGTGGACGATATTATTTTTACAAGAGAAGTAGACTTAGTTGACGCAGTGCAGCTGTGGGATGCTAATGAAGGAGGAGCATATCGCGTCGCTGTATCATTAAGGTTGGGAATACACTTAACGAGGTGTTATGCACTGGATTGTGAGCAAGTTCACCCAAACACTGGACGCATTGTCGGGCCCTGGTTCGTCTGGAATTGGAAAGATGCGCACTCAAAGGGAGATTGGAGTTATCCGTTTTCACTAGACGGTCATATCTTCTCTACTGGAAAACTACGAAGCTGGATCGATCATTTAGACTTTGGGAACCCCAACGAAATGGAGTCAGAGATGGCTTCAAAGATTCCAATGACATTTAACGTTTCACAAAGTATGCTTTGTTATGTGCATGCGCCTCTTTTTAATATGCCGCTTAATCGTGTTCAGGACCAATTTAAGAATCGATGTGAAGAAATATCTGTCCAAGAATTATTTGAACATTTTCATAATGGCGATGAGCTAGATTTAGATCGATATGATAACATTCTCAATACAGGATGTCATTTTCCAATGCCTGTTTATTTGAGAAAGAGGAAGATAGATTGATGAAAAGAAAAGAATTAAAAATCGGTATACTGTCAGTCGCTACTGGAAAGTATATAGATTTTCTAGAACCACTTTATGAGTCTATAGAGCATAGATTTTTAAGCGGTTATAAAAAGACATATTTCGTTTTTACCGATAACCCTAAAGCTGTTCAAACAATCGCTGCAAATGTTGGAGTTGATGCGCTATCTATCCCTATCGAACGTCAAGGATTTCCTGGCGACACTTTATTACGATATAACTACTTTTCTAGACTCCCGGCAGCCTTAGCAGAAGTAGGTTCCGAACCTCCTGATGTGCTTTTTTATTTAGACGCTGACATGTTAGTCTTTTTCCCCGTCGGACCTGAAGTGCTTCCAGTCCCACCGCACTCTGAGCTTGTGGCTACTTCACATCCCGGATATTACAACCACAGAACACCTACTCATCCGCTGGGTGATCCAGATCAAAATCCCAAAAGTAGAGCCTATATTCGATCATACGAAGCTGGTGGCGATCATCGTCGTCGAAAAAGAATATGCTATCTTGCAGGTGGATTTAACGGTGGTACCTATTCAGCTTTCATGAAGATGTGTGAAGTTTTATCTAAACAAATTGCAGATGACTTAGCAGATGGTGTGATGGCAAGATGGCATGATGAGTCGCATTTGAATGAGTACTGTAGCAGATATTACATTTTTGAGCGCTTGAAAATTTTGACACCCGAGTACTGTTTTGATCAAAAAGATATGGAGATAGATGGTAACGATATTCGAATCAAGGGAGTACAGTACGCTCCACGAATAGTTGCACTAGATAAAGACCATAACAAGGTTAGGAGCTGACATAATGACAAATATACCAAGGGTTTCTGTTTTAATACCCCTGCATAACTGCGAAAAAACTGTATTTCGTGCGATCGACTCTGTTCTGCAACAAACATATACTGACTTTGAGGTGGTATGTGTACTAAATAATTGCTCTGATGCAACGGAAGATATACTACGAGATATCCAAGATGAGCGCATAAAGATCGTTTATCAAAATAAGTTGAAAGGAATTACGCCAACATTAAATCATGGATTTAGACATTGCCTCGGCGAATTTATCGCGCGCCAAGACGGTGATGATTATTGGTATCCAGAAAAGTTAAAAAAGCAAATGGATTATTTCGAGAGTAATCCAGAAGTTGATATTCTTGGAACACAAATTCGAATGGTGACGTCCGATGGTCAAGATTTTGTAAACAGAGATGCTGGATATGCTACGTCACAAAACAAATTGGTTACTTGGGATGCGGGAAATCCTGAGACAGATCAAGAAATTCGAGGGTTACTTTTGGAGGGTGACAATGTAATTGCTCATCCCAGCGTGGTTATGAGGGCAGTTGTATTAGACTGTGTTGGGGGTTATGATCCACTATACATAAGGGCGGAAGATTTGCACTTGTGGATGAAGGCATTACCCTTCTTTACATTCGCAAATTTGCAAGAGGTTCTAGTTGACTATACGGTAAAGGAATCATCGAAAGAAGATTGGATGTGGGGTCAGGACTGGAAAATGGCTGAATGCTTAAAGCCCTTTATTCTGATATTAGAAGAGGAAGATTTACGTGCTGGTAAGTCACGGCGAGAATTTCTAAAATCTGTGGGAGCCAATCCACCAACACCTGTCCCTCCCCACAAGCCACTAAAGTAACTTTGGAGAAAAAATGTTCACTATTCTTCTACCAGTTTTTAATGGTGAGCGCTGGATTATTGAGGCGATACAAAACTTAAAAGACCAGGTTTATACGGATTTTGAAGTCATTATAGTATGCAACGGTTGCACAGATCGATCCGCTAGTTTTGCATCAAGTCAGATAGCAGAAGATAAAAGGTTTAGATTAGTAGACACAAAATTTGCGAATAAATCATCCGCACTAAATATTGGGGTAATGATGGCGTCACGAGAGTGGATAGCAATATATGATGTTGATGACCGCTGGCATATAGAAAAACTAGATTATCAAGCCAGAGAGATATTATCTTCTTCTTCCTTGGAAGTTTTGGGAACACAAATGTTTTATCTGACAGAAGATAATGAAGTACAACCTGAGGGTCCCCTTTTGCCGCTGTCTCATGAAGATATAATGAGCTATTTGCTGGAAAGAAAAAGCAATCCATTTTGCAATAGCAGTATTACGTATCGAAGAGATTTGCATTTCACTAGAGTGGGATTTTATGATCCGCAATGTGCTGTAGAAGATTATGACTTTTGGATTCGATGCGCACTTGCTGGTACTCATTTTAAAAATTTGGCCGGGTTTTTAGCATTTCATAGGCTTCATTCTGGATCACATTTTAACGGATCAAATAAGCAACGCAACGATAAAATTTTTTTAGATAGTATGATGGAGCATAGAAGAAAGGGAGCCGAGTAATTGATATGGTAGAAGAATTTTGTAAAAAATATGGTGTCTCAAAAGACGATGTGGTTTGGATAGATTTACAAGACACAGACTTATCAAAGCTTAAAGCTCTTAGTGAGAGCTTAATAGCGGTCAAATATGTTAGGATAACAAAGCCATCGATTAATCAAGAATTGCTTAATGACATAAACAATCATTTGACAAATTATTTTTGTTTCCGACGGGTTGACGGTCCAAATGATCAAGACATCGTTTACGAAAATAAATTTCATACTGATCCGGTTTGGCCTGGGATTGATGTTTCTGGATATGAGAACACTTACATAAGAGGAAAACCGAAAGAATATTTACTCCACACAATAAGCCTGTTTAAGCAATTTACAAAGGCTCGTACAATTCTTGAAATCGGATCCGTACGAGCCGTGATGGAGCATACTATTGACGAATTTAATCCCGCATGTTGCAACGATGGTCATTCTACATATTTTTGGAGTCATTATACAGGTGCTGAAGTACACACCGTTGACAACCATCCCCATAGAAAGAGAAATATTATGGATGTTGATGCTAGACTTTCAAGCGTCTTTGCGCACACTGCCGATGGCATAGAATTTATAAAGAATTTTGACCAAGAGATCGATTTGCTCTTTTTGGATGCATGGGATGTGATACCCGATACACCATACGCCGAAAGACATTTAGAAGCTTATATCGCTTCGAAACAAAAATTAGCAGCAAGCTGCTTAGTGCTTATCGACGATACAGACGTCGGTGGCGGCGGTAAGGGTAGACTAGTCATTCCAGAACTTAAGAAAGATGGGTTTCAATGCATAGCGAATAGAAGACAAACAATCTTTTTGAGGACAGCGCAGTGACACGTATAGTATTGATAAACACACCAACTCTTCCTTGTCCAGATACACATTATTTACATGTTAAGAAATTTCTAAAAGGGTTTGTTCAAAACGGCTTTCCGCTTATTGAGGTTAATAATAAAAGAGAAATTGATGCCTTAACTCATGACGACATTGTATACATCTCCAATCATGGGTTCGAACCATGGGCTGGTGTAAGTCGCGAAGATCTACCAATACAAAATGCTTTAAAGCAAATGGAGCTTCTGGAGAAGAAATGTCATTATGCGATATTGTGGCATTTTCATCAAGCGTTGTTCAGATTTTTTTATGAGCCGCAATTTAAGAACGTTATTTTAACCGGCCACTGGCGTGGGTCATGGGCTGATGAAGAATATTTCGATTTTTCATTTACACCGTATAGTCAATTGGAGAATTTTGTTCCTATGAGATTTGCTACTGACCTTCATCCCTCTGAAATTGAGGATCCGCTTGACAAGGTTTATGACGCATGCTTTATTGGGACTCCATATAAGATACCGTGGATTCAAGAAATTGCCGGTCGCCACAATGTATATGCTCATTTTGGTAAACCGTGGTTACCAGAAGCAGATAGGCTTCGTGTTCTAAGAACTTCTACAATTGGTCTGGGCTTTGGTGCCGACCAGAATGTGAAGGAGGGTGTAATGACTGAAAGAGTTATTGAAAGCATTGCTCATGGGTGTGTTGTGATAAGTGATTGCGCCACTGCACCAGAAAGAACCGGTGGCGCAGCAATTTATGTCGAAAGCAAGCAACACGCTCTTGAAGAAGTAAAACGGATTTTACATTCACCTGAGTTCGCTAGAGAAAAAATGCACCTCGGCCTTGAGTTTGTTAGAAATGAGGGCACCTATTTTCATCTTGCAAAAGATATGCTTGATGCACTGAATATCACATAAGCGAACTTGTACAGCTGCTATATTTTAAATAAAATGTTTAGAACATGTTATTCTGGGTTTAGTAATGCAAGAAATCATATTGGGGTCTCCTTATGGCGGGCTAGGAGACAATATTCAACTTTCTACGCTACCAGAGCTGTACGCTAAAGCGGGACATGATGTCTATATTTGCAGTGAAGCTTATTTTCGTAATCCCGAAATAAAAGAGCTCATTTGGGAATGTAATCCTTTTGTGAGGGGTACAAAGTCAGGTATTTGTAATGCTGGAGACACCCCCGGCCGCCACCGTCCAGTGCACCCAAATCCCATATCTAATTGGGAGATTCTTCATGGGTTTTCACCAACAAACACGATACCAAAGATTTATTATACTCCACAAAAGATCGATATATTCCAAGATGTATTTCTTGTGGATTTTTCTTCAATATCAGCAGTTTTTAGTACGAGAGTTGTGGAAGAAGCTTATTTGATGATTAAAGAAAAGTACCCTGACAAAACTTTTCGACGTGTCCGATTTCAACAAAACTTAAATCCTGTCAACGAAAAAGCACAATGGCAAAATGGCGTCTTTAGAGAATTAAACATCAGCGTAGGCAATGACGTAGTTGTAAATAACATCTTTGAGTATTGTGATATAATATGCTCATCTTTTGGATTCTTATCAATCTATAGTGGCGCCAGCCATCTAAGTTCTGCACTGAAAGAGTATAATCGAGAGTTGATTAGCTTATGTGTAGTAAGACAGGAGCACTATGAACATAATCGACGTAATTCGCTTCATTTATACGATAATATTGAATATATTCTTGTCTCATCCGATGGACTAGGGTTTTAATATATGAACGTTGATAGTCAAAAAAGGATATTCACTAACGGTTGTTTCGATGTTTTACATCGAGGTCATATTGAGCTTTTAAAATATTGTAAAACTTTGGGGTATGTGATTGTGGGATTGAATAGTGATAAAAGCGTTAAGAGGCTAAAGGGTGACAATAGGCCATTCTTCTCTCAAGATGATAGAAAATTTATACTAGAGTCTTGTCGGTTCGTGGATGAGGTACGTATCTTTGAGGATGACACACCGCTCAGAATGATAAAAGCCTTGAGGCCAGATATGATTGTGAAAGGTGCAGATTATATGCCCCAAGAAGTGGCTGGTCATGAAATTTGTGAAGTTAGAATATTCCAAATTTTAGATGGATATTCCACAACAAATATTTTGGAAAAAATACAATGATATATGTGTTCGATATAGACGGCACCATTTGTGAAAATTCTAATAGCGAATATCAAAATTCTATACCGAAATTAAATCGTATTGAAAGAGTAAATAAGCTTTATGATGAAGGACACACAATAATATTTCAAACTGCAAGGGGAATGGGTCGAAGTGGGAACTCCTCAGCGTATGCTTACAAAGCATTTTATGAATTTACTAAAAACCAACTTGATTCTTGGGGAGTGAAGTATCACTCATTGTTCTTAGGAAAGCCAGCAGGAGACACATACATCGATGATAAGGGAATTAGAGATGAAGACTTCTTTACCGATTAAATTCGTTCCGAAGGGATGGGGATTTGAGAAGTGGATTGTTAATTGCGAAGAGTATTGCGGAAAACTTCTTTATTTTGTGAAGGGTAAACGCTGTTCATGGCACTATCATAAACTGAAAGATGAGGTGTTCTATGTGCAATCTGGAAAGATTTTGGTAAAATACTCAGAGGAAGATGATATCGAAAATGTTGGGGTAATAACACTCGGCCCAGGAGATAACTTCCATGTTTATCGTGGGCTTAGACATCAGATGATCGCTCTTGAAGATACTGAGCTTTTTGAATTCTCAACGCAACATTTCGATGAGGATAGTCATAGGCTTCAAAAGGGAGACTAATATATGCGCACAAAGAGAGTACTTATAACAGGATCTTCACGAGGTCTTGGAAAGCATTTAGCGACCCAATTTGAGATGGCTGGATGTGGCGTTTTTAGACACGCAAGGATGGATGATTCAGGATACGATATTACTGGAGACATCACAAGTGACAATTTTTATGATTTGTTAGAAAGTTTTATCAGAGATAATCACATTAGTATCTTTGTAAATAATGCAGCGATCCATGAGCCGAAAGCATTTTTAGAGTATAGCGAAAATGATATTCGTATTGTGTTGGTAACAAATCTAGTTTCTCAAATTCTTATGATACAACGAGTGTATAAAGTCTTTAAAGAACGAGGTTCCGGAATAGTCGTTAACATTAATTCTTTGGCAGGCCGGAATCCATCATCAAATGAAACAATTTATTGTGCAAGCAAATACGGTCTTCGTGGATTTTCCGAATCACTCCAGATTGAATCTATTGGTAAGAACATAAAGATTTTAGATTTTTATCCTGGCGCAATGAAAACAGACATGTGCAAAAATAGAGAAAATTATGATAGCTTAATGGATCCCCATGAGGTGGCTGAAATAATATGCGACACCGTTTTACGTAATGATACCACTATTTTACCCACTGAGACAATTATAAGAAAATTTTTATCAAAGGACTAAAGCAAGATTATGAAAGCAGCAATTTTAGAAGAAATTAATGGACCACTAGCCATTAAAGAAGTCGAGCTAACCTCGTTAAAGCCGGGGCAGGTTTTGGTAAAGATCTTAGTTAGTGGGTTATGTGGCGCTCAATTACATGAAATCCGTGGTCATAAAGGTAATGCAAAGTTTCTTCCCCACTTAATGGGTCATGAGGGCTGTGGAATCGTACAAGAAGTGGGCACCGGAGTCATGACTGTTGCACCTGGGGATAAGGTTGTAATGCATTGGAGACCTGGTACAGGAATGGAGGCGCCATTTCCAGAATATATTTTGAATGGTAAAAAGATAAGCAGCGGAAAAGTGACAACACTTAGCGAATATTCTATAGTCTCAGAAAACAGGGTGACGACAGTTCCGGCAGATACTCCAAATAATCTTTGCGCGCTTCTGGGTTGCGGATTGACAACAGCATTAGGAATTATCGATAATGAAATAGATCTTAAAATGGGCGAAAGCGTGATGGTTATTGGCTGTGGTGGTGTAGGGCTGAACTTAATACAAGGCGCAAAAATGAAGAGCGCATTTCCAATCGTAGCAATTGATCAATCCGAGTATAAAAGACAAAAAGCTTTAGAGGCAGGAGCTAGCCTCTTTATTAATACTGCAACCGAGGAGTCCCAACCTAACGAGATTGATGTGATAATCGACACCACGGGAAATGTCAACGTAATCGCAGATGCGATAGGGCGCCTGTCTAAGAATGGCAGAATGATTTTAGTAGGTCAACCTTCTCCTAACGAAGAATTGACGATCCCTAATGGTATCACATTATTCGGTGGTTCTGGAAAGTCTATAAAAGCGAGTCAGGGTGGAAGGACCGAGCCAGCTATGGACATCCCGCGATATATCAAGATGTATCGAGCTGGAATTTTAGACATTGATAAAATTGTAACCCATACGTTTTCACTTGAAGACGTGAATGAAGCGTTTGACTTGTTAAAGACAGGCACCGCTGGTAGAATAATGGTAAAGATGTGAAGAAGACTATCTATCAATTCTTAAAAGAAATTCAAGTCTATGATTGCGAATTCCAGAAGGTCAGAATAGGTAATGAGTCAGATGGAGGCTATGTTGCGCTACATGAAGTGTGTGATAAAACCCGAACGCTTTATTCTTTTGGTGTCGAAGATAACATCACTTTTGAACAAGACTTCGTCCGGCGATATCCCCAGGCGCTCGTAAAACTATTTGATCATACAGTGGATGGATTGCCGTCTAATCATCCCAATTTTGCTTTTGTAAAGAAAGGTATCGCCGCCACCCCCTCCAAAAACTTCGTTGCACTTTCTAGCATATTAGACGAAGAATGTACAGGTATAACTTTAAAGATGGATATTGAGTGGGATGAATGGAGTGTTTTGGGTTCGTTAAGTTCTGATCAGCTAAAAAAAATAGACCAAATGCTGGTCGAATTTCACTTAGTCACTGTAGATGTTGATAACAAATTTATAGCAAATACAGACCCTGAATATAGGCTAACGCCTTATTTCGATTCATTTTATAGAGCGACTTATGACAAAGTTAATGATGCTCTTTTTATGACATACCTTAATACAATGAAGAAAATTAATGAATGGTTTTACGCTTTTCATATTCATCCCAATAATTCGCTAAAGAAGGTTAAGACCGGTGGATATAGTTTTCCACCACTTTTAGAAATAAGCTTTGTAAGAAAAGACTTGGTAAAAAATATTAGGGCTACTACGTGTAATTTTCCTATTTCTGGTTTAGATTTTCCAAATAAGCCCTACAAGAAGGAAATTAAGAATTATTATCCACTAGCTCAAGAGGAAAAAGGAGAAAAATGCTGAATAACAGGTCAAAACAAATCAGGAGGGACACCATTACTTTATCAAAGGCCAATGGTGGTTATCATTATGGGGGTTGCTTTTCAGCAGTAGAGTTACTCGTTTCCTTGTACGATCATATCTTAACCGATGATGATAGATTTATATTAAGTAAGGGTCATGGCTGCTGGCCATATTACGTTTTGCTTAGGGAGCGTGGGTATGACCCTAGACCTACCGGCCATCCAGAACGTGATGTGCATAATGGAATTCACTGGACAACAGGTAGCGAAGGACACGGATTTCCAGCTGCCATTGGAATGGCAATAGCAAAGAAAATGTTAAAAAAGTCTGGAAAGATTTACGTTATTATTGGTGATGGAGAATGCCAGGAGGGCACAACTTGGGAATCTCTTTTACTGGCTGCACATCACAAGCTTGATAATCTAGTTATTATCGCTGACTGGAATGGTATTCAGGGCTCAGGGTATACAAAAGATATTTTACCCATCCCAAACTTCGACCAGATTGCTGAGGCAATCGGGTGGTCAACGTCAGTCATCGATGGGCATTCATATGAAGAAATTTTAGGTGCCCTGGCTATCTATAAAAAAGAAACGCCACGTCTTATTATTGCAAATACGATAAAGGGTAAGGGGGTGAGCTATATGGAAAATCAGCCTTGCTGGCATGCTCAATGGCCGCCACCAGACAAAGAAGAACAAGCGCTTAAAGAGCTGGAGGATTCAGAGTAATGAGACGTGCATTTGGAAAGACGATTGTTAGGATCGCTGAAAAAGATGACAGAGTTATTTTAATATCTGGTGATGTTGAACAATGCATGGAGGAATTTCAAGAGCGCTGGCCTGAAAGGTATATTAATGCCGGGTTATGCGAGCAATCGATGATCAGTATGGCAGCGGGGATGGCAGCAGAGGGATTGAGACCAATCGTTTATTCAATCACACCATTTTTGATTGAGCGCCCATTTGAGCAGATCAAAATTGATATCGATGAGCAGAAATTACCTGTTATGCTTGTAGGACAAGCTGATTACCCCACCCATGGTCCAACACATCGTCCACTAAACGCTGAAGGTCTAATCGCCTTATTTAAGAATACGACTGGATACTTCCCCAAGTCTCAGCAAGAGACAGAAAAAGCAATGATTGATGCTTATTTGATGGGTGAACCAGCGATTATCTGTCTTAAGCGCGACGGTTTACCGTTTTTCTAAGATGAAAGAGGTTTTAGTTATAGGTGATAGCTGCAAAGATGTATTTGTGTATTGCAGCGCAAATAGGCTGTGCCCTGATGTTCCTGTTCCTGTTTTAAATGAGAAATATCGTACATCGAATCCTGGGATGGCTGCGAATGTGCATAGAAACATTCTGGCTTTAGGTGTTGAGTGCGATTTGCTCACCAATCAGAATTGGGAAGATTTTTCTAAAATCAGGTATGTTCATGATGAAAGTAATCATATGTTTTTTCGAGCCGACTCTTTACCCCGCATAAAACCATTCGATACAAGTAAGATTTGCTATGATTACCATTTGATAATTGTATCAGATTATGATAAGGGATTTTTATCTAAATCTGATATAAGGACAATTTGTTCCCATCACGATAACGTATTTATTGATTCAAAAAAAATTCTGGGGTCTTGGGCGCATGATGCAAGATACATCAAGATTAATCACACTGAGTATCACCGCTCAAAGGACCATATTGATAAATTTTTAGTTGATAAGATTATTCGAACAGAGGGTCCGCGGGGATGTGTGTACCAAGATGAAATATACCCTGTTAAAAAAGCTGAAATTAAAGACGTTTCTGGCGCTGGAGACAGTTTTCTAGCGTCGTTGGTTGTGAAGTATTTAGAGAATAGTGACATAATAGAAAGCATTAAATTTGCAAACAAGTGTGCTTCTGAGGTTGTTACAAGAAGAGGAATTTCAATAATCCAGTGAAAATATTAGTAACAGGTGCAAATGGATTTATAGGCAAAAACATGGTAGCTGCTTTGTGTCAGCATGAAGTAGTATGTCTGGATGATGATCATTTGGATAATACCCAATGGAAGAATCTCTGGTCAACACTTTTAAAAGATAACACTTTAGACGCAGTCTTTCATATCGGCGCATGCTCAGACACATTAGAGCAGAATGTCAATTTTATGATGCAACGTAATTATGAGACGACAAAGTTTCTTGTTGATTGGTGTGTTGAAAACAATATACCCATGATTTATTCTTCTTCTGCTGCAAACTACGGCGCAAATAATGATCATCCATCCAATTTGTACGGATGGAGTAAGTACGTAGCAGAAGACTATGTTGTGAGTAATTCAGGTATAGCATTACGATATTTCAACGTGTATGGCCCCGGCGAAGAGCGTAAGGGTAGGATGGCGTCTGTAGCTTATCAAATGTGTACAAGAGATCAAAGCAATCTTGAGTGTAAGTTATTTCCAGACTCTCCGCGGAGAGACTTTGTATACGTAAAAGATGTCGTCTCTGCGAATATTCATGCTTATGAAAATTATGAAGCGCTTCAAGGTAAATATTATGATGTAGGAAGTGGCCAAGCAAGGGCCTTTGAAGAAGTTCTTGACTTGCTGGAGATCAAGTATTCTTATCATTCTTCTGATGCGATCCCAGAAGGTTATCAGTTTTTTACTCGTAGCAATAAAGAGAGGTGGTTACCGGGGTGGGAGCCAAGATATCAGCTTGAGGAAGGGATATCAGATTATCGAAAAGTTTTGGAGACTAGATGAAAATCCTCGTCACAGGCGGAACCGGAATGGTTGGGTCTGCTTTTAGAAATCTAAAAACCGACCATGAATTGGTTCTATATGGGTCAGAACAATACGACTTGAGAGACGATCAGCAGGTTGATGATATGTTTTATCGCAATCAAGTTGATGCAGTTATTCATTTGGCTGCAAAAGTAGGTGGTGTGAAGGGGAATATGGATTTCATGGCAGACTTCTATTCTGATAACATTAAGATAAACACCAATGTTCTAGATTCAGCACACAGTCATGGGGTCAAAAAAGTTGTTTCATTGTTATCAACATGCGTTTATCCAGACGCCGTTTCATACCCCTTGACAGAAGAACAAGTGCACCAGGGCGAACCGCATTACAGTAATTTCGGCTATGCGTACGCAAAAAGGATGCTAGACGTACACTCCAGGGCTCTTCGTAAACAATATGGGTGTAACTTCATCTGTGCTATACCAAATAATCTATATGGCCCTCATGATAATTTTGATTTAGAGAACGGTCATGTAATTCCCGCAATAATCAGGAAAGTGTGGGAAGCAAAGCTTACTAAGACAGCCCCAGTGTTTTGGGGAGACGGATCCCCGCTACGTGAATTTACGTACGCACCCGATGTTGCCAGGATCTTACTTTACCTTTTAGAAAAGTATGATAGCTCGGTGCCCATTAATATTGGGATGACGAATGAGCAGAGTATAAGCAGTATAGTAGATCTAGTGTGTAAAGAGCTAGATGTTAGCACCTCCATTATTTGGGATCGATCAAAGCCCGCTGGACAATTTAGGAAACCAAGCTCAAACAAGAACCTATTGAAGCTTGGATGGGAAGAAAGCGAGTATACTTCGTTGGAGTCTGGAATAAAGCAAATGTGTGAATGGTTCTCTACAAATTATCCCAATATAAGAGGTATGAATAAATGAAAACAGCAATGATAACAGGCGTAACTGGCCAAGATGGGTCGTATCTCGCAGAGCTTTTGTTAAGCAAAGGATATAGGGTCATTGGTCTAAAAAGACGGACAAGCTTAATAACAACCGACCGTGTAAATGCGATTTATAATAATCCCAATTTTGAACTACGCTATTATTCTCTTCACGATCCTTCAACCCTATATCGCCTATTAGAAGAATATGAGCCAACTGAATTTTATAATCTTGCTGCTCAATCTCATGTGCGGGTTTCTTTCGACGTACCAATCGAGACCGTGGATACAATCGCAATGGGTACCCTTCGTGTTCTAGAAGCTATTAGACATGTCAATAAAGACATAAGAATATACCAGGCTTCCTCTTCAGAGATGTTCGGTGATAACCCTCAAGCTCCACAGGATGAGAAAACTATTTTAATGCCGGCGTCCCCATACGCTTGTGCTAAAGTTTTTGCGCATAATCTGTGCAGAAACTATCGTGAATCCTATGATATGCATATTTCATGTGGAATATTGTTTAATCATGAATCCCCAAGAAGAGGTGAGACGTTCGTAACACGTAAAATTACTAGGGCCGCTGCGCGTATAAAAATGGGGCTTCAAGAAAAGCTATATCTTGGTAACCTTGAAGCAAAGAGAGACTGGGGTTTCGCTGGAGACTTCGTAGAAGCTATGTGGCTCATGATGCAACAAGACCAACCAGACGATTATGTTATAGCTACTGGAGAAACACACTCAGTACAAGAATGGCTAGACTGTGTTTTCTGTGTAGCGTCTCTACCACAAGCCGGGAACGTTGAAATCGATCAAAGGCTTTTTCGACCTCATGAGGTACCATTGCTGTTGGGTGACCCATCAAAGGCGTTGAAGGAACTTGGGTGGAAACCAACAATAAGATTCAATGAATTAGCTAAAATGATGTATAATGCAGATAAGATTTTCGCAGAGGGTGAGCTTCGATTGCTCGGCCGAGATTTAAAGATTGAAGCGCTTATTGATGGTCGAAAAATGCCCTATCAATCTTCAAAGAAATAGAGTAAATCTGCATAACTTCTTTTAAAATATAAAATAAGGAAGTTGTATATGCATATTAAAAACCCCGAAGAGATAGATTTTCGTACTGGGAAGCCACACGTTTCATTTTCTGAAATACGCTGTTGGAAGGAGTGCGCTTATAGACATAAGCTTTTGTATATTGACAAGATTGGTGTCGATGAGCCTTCTCCCTATTTATCTTATGGAACAGCTGTACATGAAGCAATTGAAGCATTCTTAAATACAGGAAACATGGACCCATCTATCGCAATTTCAATGATAGAAAGTGAGTGGGAAAAACACGGTTTCGAATCAAAAGAATTCAACGATGCCCATGCAGCGTACAGAAAGTCTCAAGGGTGGAAGCCTAAGCCATATCCTCCATTACATGAGTGGAAAGAATATGCCCTAACGGCGCTAACTGAACTACCACCATTTTTGAAAGAGACGTTTGGGGACTATGAGGTGGTGTCTGCCGAAGAGCAGCTATATGAATACTATCCTGAGTCGGATATCTTTTTCAAGGGCTTTATCGATGCTCTTATTAAGACTAAGCTCCGGGGAAAGGATGTCTATTATGTTATTGACTGGAAAACCGCTGGTGATAAAGGGTGGTTTAGAAATAAAAAGCAAGATATTTTGACATGGGGCCAGATTGCTCTTTACAAGACTTTTTGGCGAAATAAGCTAGGTTTGGATACAAAACAGGTAAGATGTGGGTTTGTACTTTTAAAGCGCGGCGCTCCAGCAGAAAAAGTTTGCGAGCTTGTGAGCGTTTCAGTGGGCCCCAAGGCAGAAGAGAAATCGATGGCCATTCTACGAAGCATGATTAAAACTGTCCGCCGCGGTATTTTTCTTAAAAATCGAAATTCTTGTTTATTTTGTGAGTTTAAAAAGACACCCAATTGTCCAGGAGGATGATTCTTAGACATATACGTTGAACTTTTATCGGTTATGATTATCTGGTGAGGTACGTATATGGAAAAATATAAAATACTAATGCTCTCGGATCATGCCCTCTCAACATCGGGTGTGGGTTGTCAATCACGATTTTTGATAAATGGGTTGGTTGAAAAGGGGTGTTGGTCAGTAAGACAGTTCGGGGCAGCATTAAAACACAACGAATATGACGTTGTGAAAATATCTGATGACTTTATTATCAAGCCAATAGATGGCTTTGGTAATCCAGATATGCTAAGAATAACTCTGGCCACTGAAAAGCCTGATGTCATTCTGCTGTTTACCGACCCAAGGTTTTTTACGTGGTTGTGGGAAATCGAGGATGAGATTCATCAGATGTGCCCCATCGCCTATTGGCATGTTTGGGATAATGATCCTCGGCCATTATTTAACGACAGTTATTACCAGGCAACAGATTTAATAAACTGTCACTCTTACCCAACCTTTAAGCAGGTAAGCTCAAAGTTTCCAGAACGTACTAATTTTATACCTCACGCCCTCCCAACTGATGTTTTCTATGAGTTTTCCGATTCAGATAAAAAACGGTACAAAGAGCAAGTTTTAGGATACCAGAAAAGAAACGACTTTGTGGCGCTATGGATTAACAGAAATGCAAAAAGAAAGAGGCCAGCCGATGTTCTCTGGGCCTGGAAAGAATTTCTAGACGAGTCTAAAGCTGAGCATGCTACATTGATAATGCATACCCAGCCGAATGACCAAGAGGGACCAAACCTAATAGCGGTCGCGGAAAGGTTAGGAATTCAGCATTCAGTACTTTTCTCTCCAGAAAGAGTTGATTTTGAGAAGATGAATGTGCTTCATAACATTTCTGATTGCTGCATAAACATCGCATACGCAGAAGGGTTTGGACTGCCAACTTTGGAAGCTATGCAAGTTGGTAATCCGATTATCGCTGCAAAAACAGGCGGTTTAACAAGACAAGTTGTTGACCACCGCGACGGTAGTCAAAACGGTGTCGCATTAGATATAAAGTTAAGAACGCTTGTAGGATCACAAGGTGTACCGTACATATACGAGGATTACGCTGACGTAAAAGACTTGGCAAACGCTATTATGCACTTATATTCCATGGAACCAGAAGACAGGAAAAAGCTTAGCAAGAAATGTTCAGACTATGTTAAGGAGGAATTTTCGCTTCAACGTACCATCGATGATTGGCACACAACCTTGTTAGACCTCGTGGAAAATTGGAAGCGAGGTACTCGTACAACACCACGTTTTGAAATGATAGAAATAGGAGCATAGTAATATGGAGGTTGTCATAAGAGGACCGCTTTTAAGCGTCACTGGTTACGGCGTACACACGCGCCAACTATTTTCGTGGGCTCAGTCTCGTGGTATGAACGTACATGCAAGTATTGTACCCTGGGGTATTTGTACGTACTATGTGAATCCCGAAGCACTAAATGGATTGATTGGTGAAATTATGAGTAAAACAACGCCAGTCGAAAATGCTGATCTCTCATTCCAGGTTCAGTTGCCAGATGAATGGGACCCTACACTAGCGAAAACGAATATTGGTGTCACTGCGGGTGTCGAGGCAGATATCTGTTCGCAGACATGGGTTGAGGCATGTAAGAAAATGCATAAAGTAATAGTCCCAAGCACATTTACTAAAAAAACCTTTGTTAGAAGCGGGGTCCCTGAAGACAAAATTTGGGTGATTCCAGAAGCGCATAGCGTAAAAGATGACACTTCCCTTATACTCGATGCGCAGTTAAGCGGTCTTCCAACTAGCTTTAATTTTTTAATGTTTGGGCAGTTAACAGGCCACACTCCGGAAACAGATAGAAAAAATACGTTTTACGCGCTCCGTTGGCTTTCAGAACTGTTTAAGGACGACAAAGATGTTGGGATAATAGTAAAAACGAACCTGGGTCGGTTCACTACAAAAGATAGAGAGCATGCCAGAATCCTTTTTGAGGGTCTAGTAAACGAAATTAGGGTAGGCGATTACCCAAGGTTTTATCTTGCTCATGGAATGCTAGACGAAACTGAGATATCAACCCTGTATAGAAACAAAACAGTGAAGGCTTTGATTGCGCCCACCAGAGGCGAGGGCTGGGGGTTACCTATTCTAGACGCTGCATGTGCTGGGTTACCAATCATTACCACTGATTACTCTGGCCATTTAGACTTTTTAGAAAGTGTAAAATTTCTATCACTAGACTATACTCTTGTTCCAGTTCCGCCTTCTAGATGCGATGGAAGAGTGTGGATCGAGGGATCGAAGTGGGCAGACGTGAAAGAGTCCTCGTTTAAGTCTCGTGTAAAGAAATTTAGGAAGGGCTCTACTTTACCCGAAGAGTGGGCTAAGTCAGCTGCCCCGAAATTACAAAAAGAATACTCACTAAATGCCGTATCAATGGAATATGACAAATTCATGGAGAAGTGCTTTTGACTGGGGTAGAGATAATATTGGCATGTAGCTTATTCATTATGACCGTGATTGCAGGAATTGCGATATATTTTGCTGTAAAATTTGGTGTTTTGATTTTGAGTATTGAAGATGCTATTGAGGAGAGTCTTGATGTGTTAGATGAAAGATACATGTCTATTAGCGAGGTCATTGAGATTCCGCTATTTTCAGACAGCCCGCAGATTCGACAAGTTCATTTTGATTTGCGACGATCAAGAGAAGCCATTCTTTCAATCGCGCATATACTAGTTGACGATTTTAATAGATTAGAGGATATTGAGGATGGCGAAGACCAGAAAAAAAATACGTAGAAATCCTGGTAAAAAAAGGAACATGTATTTTAATAAAGATACACAGGCAGCGATTGAAGAATACCAGCAAGAGGAGTGCCTCGATAAAAGAGAGGTTATTTATCGGGAAAAAATTCTACCTGCATTTGAGCAATTATCAGAGAGCTTAATCTTTGTTTATGGGTTTCATTCCCCCTATGACAGCGTGCACGCTCTTAAGTCTGATTGCGTAACCTTTTTATACGAAACGATTTATAAGTGGGACCCCGCAAGAGGAACAAAGGCCTTCTCTTATTTTAATGTCGTCGCAAAAAATTGGCTTATTATCCGTTGTCGGAACGCGATGAAAGAGAACCGTCGTCACGTATCGATGTCAGACCTCTCAACAATGTCTTCTAGAGATAAGCACAAAGTGGCAAACAGCAGTGTCGCTCCATCGCCGCAAGATATTTTAGAGTTGGGAGAGTTACGGGGAAATATCCTGAAGGTGATTGAAGAGATCGAAAAGCGGGTATCAAAAGATAACGAGAAAATCTGTGTAAGCGCTATACGAACTGTTTTTGAAAACATTGATAACCTTGATTTTTTGAACAAGCGTGCTATTTACGTTTACGTAAGGGAGATCTCGGGTTTGACTTCGAAGCAGTTATCAGTTGCAATGTCAAAGATACGAAAGCACTACAAGGATATTGTTCATGATTCCCGAATCGTGGATTTATTTTAGGTAAGCATTATGGCTGACAACATCAAAAGTACACTTCAAAACTTTGAAAAAACAAAAAAGAAAATAGCAGACTTTGAAGAGATCCTCACCAAGATTAAGCATGCCGATGCAAAGAAACGTATATTATGGAAAGAGATATATGATAATGCATTAACCGATCGTCAAAATGCTCATATCTTGTTTGTTGAGGCATACACATGCATGACAAATTCATCTGCGGAACATGTCACCTTGGGTTCTACACTATCGAAATATTTAGAGAGGATGGCAAAATCAAACGAGCAATTATTGAAGCTGGCTGACTTAATTTCAAAGTCAGAATCAGAGCATAATTCGATAAACGCTGATGAGCTATTTTCGAAAATTCAGGATGAGTGATGGCAAAAGGTTCAGGAACTGACGCAGTAGCGAAAATTAATAACCCCACCTCGAGCATTGCAGCAGAGGTGGAAGCAGCCCAAACTGCAGGTCCAACACAGGTCCTGCAACGCGCCGTGGTGGTTGAAGTGCTATATGATCTCGCTGCATTTACCGAAGATGAATTTACAGAGCTACAAGCGATTGTTTCGACACCAGACCTTTTAGCTTCCACTCCACGGAACTCTATTATAGCTCGACCAGTTACTGCCGGAGCAGATAAACGAGCGACCGTTGAGAAGGATGAAGAGAGTGGAGAAGAAAAGGGAGTCGTGGGGGTTCTTTGTTACCCTTTCTTTCCGCCCCATCTGTGTTTTCCAGTTAAGCCCGGAGAACAAGTGTGGCTTATATCTGATTCGCCAGATGTAACAGCGGGAGTTCTCTACTGGATGTGTCGTATTCCAGAAGCAGACCATATTGATGGTCTCAATTTCACTCATGGTGATAGAAAATTTATTGGTTCGACTGGTGAGAAAAGTTCATCTGAAAAAGCCGCTTCCGCACAAGGCGAAGAAGTAGCAGAAGCAGCAGAAGTATTTGGGTTCCCTAATGGCCCCGGGGTGCAGGATGCGTATTCCTTGAATGGCGAGCTCGCGTATGAAGATGTTGTGAACGCTTCGTTGAGTTATATGTCATTTATTCCAGAACCAATTCCTCGCTTTACTAAGAGGCCTGGCGATCTAGTCATTCAAGGCTCAAATAATGCATTGATTTGCCTTGGTCAAGATCGCGGATGGACCCATGATTCTAGTAATGCTGCTCGACAAACCTCAGACGGAGCAGAGCAGTCAAATGCAACGTTAGAAGACGGTGACACGACTAAGGACGCTGAAATAAGCACGGGGGCAGTGGATATTGTTGCTGGAAGAGGACGCTACGATTTTCGAGTGCTTGGCGGCGCGGTAGATGATGATCCCGCATTAACATCTTCAAGAACTGTAGAGAACGTACCTCCCGATGAGGGTCGGGAGCCTTATCCAGAAACAAACAAAAACCCTGTTGGGAATGACACAGCTGGCGTAAATCGTTTCGACGGTCCCACAGAGGGAGACCCCGACTTAGAAAATGACGCTGCAAGAGTGTATGTTGCGATGGCAACTGAAGTAGATAAGAACTTCCATATTGATACTCCTGGAGACACCATCCCGACAGCGATCGATAGCAATGTTAAAGCAGCAGAAGATGAGTCATCTATTGAATATCCCGCTGCTGTGGTCGTAAAGTCCGATGAGGTGAGAATAATAGCCAGGAAGAAGGACTCGGGGGACCCTGTTAGTGGCGCTCCAGAAATTAATGGTAGCATTAGGCTCATTAAGGAGGGGGACGCCAGTGATGATCTGGCTGCTATCTTTATACTTCCTGATGGCACCATTCAAATTAGTGGAAAGCAGATTCTTTTAGGACGTGCTCACGCGGACGGCAGAACAAAGTCTATCTACGCAATGCTGGATGGCGGTGATCCCATGGGTCCTGATGATGCTGAACCCTGGGTTCGCTTTTCTGATTTAAAGAAATTATTTGGTCAACTTTATGAAGCTTTAGACCAGTGTTGTCAAACGCTTCAGACAAATATTTGTCCAATCATTGGACCCAACCCTCAAGTTACTGCCGCTGCAACGCAGCTTCAAGCAATGTTGAAAATTCATAAGACTCGCACACAAGATTTTGACGAGTTAGCATCTACAAGAATTTGGGGAGAATAACCGATGGCTGAGAAATTTACGTTTGGGCTTGAGTCAGAAGCAGCCGATGCGACAGTCAAATTAATACAAATAGACACGCTCGGAATCAGAGTGACTGCTGCAAACCTCGCCGCAGTTGCTGCCGCCATGGCCCTCGCCGCAGCCGAAGCCGCTATGGCAGCAGCTGAAGATGAGTTGGCTCTTGCCGAAGCAGCTGAGGCCGCAGCCCTCGCGGCACTGGCGGGCGGTGCTGAAACACCCGCCGGCCTTCTTCGAGCTTTGCCCCTTCCATTCGGGTCAATTATTCCCGAGCCTCCCGAGATAGCCTTACCGACGCTTAGCGGAAGCGGCCCTGATGTAGAGGGAGATACAGAGACTGTTGAGATGTTTGCCGCCCTAACAGAGATGAGCGGAATTCAAAAAGAGATGGGTGATGCTGTATTCGCAACACTAGACCCAATCCTCCAAGGGCTTGAGGGCGATCTTACGTACGCTGTAGCTGATACCGCAATTTTCGCTGCAGGTATAACCGACGAGCCCCATGATACCCGTCCACCGCTTCCTGTATCAGAGGTGGTGCCAAGCATGGCCCGAATGCAATTATTTGACGAGTTTGTATACGCTCTCCGCCGCGCAACCATGGCCGCCGGAACTGAAGACCCCGAAGCTCCTGGAAAAATTCTTTGTGCATATATGGCATTAGCGGTTGAGAAATTTGTACGTAGAGCAGTTATTCGGGTGTCATTACCAGATGACAAAATTATATCATTAACCGCTGATCTTAATACCTTCGGGACAAACACAGCTGCAAAATCTGCTGAGAACATTACGTTATTCGGTAATCCAAGCTTAACAGAGTGCGACTATAATGGTACCAGCGGCGAACTTGGTTCATACGATCTACAGTCTGCAGATATGTTACTTGGATTTAACATCGTTCCGCAGCTCACATTTTATGGTGGTATCGATACACTAAAGGACTACGGGTATAATTTCGATGCTGGAAATAGTGATCCGCTGTATCGAGCGGAGGGAGGGGAGGTACCCTTGGTGAATCTTCAAGCTATCCTGATGGGCCTTAAAAACGGAATAAACTTTATCTAGATGAGGGAATTTATCGGGGTAGATAATTAACGTCAGGAGTCGACATGGCAATAGTCCCAATTGGTAATAGAAAAGTTTATTCTTTCAAGTCTGTAGGGCAAGATGCTGCTGAAAGAAAAAAGTTTAGAGCGGAGCAGATTAGCGCTAGAAATAAGACGGCTTTTGGTATAAAGACTCCAGTACAATTATCAACTGGAGGTACTGAATTTCTTAAGATGAATTATTCTATGGCAGATCAAGTTTCCGATAATTTTAGAAACTTGATTTTGACAAATCATGGAGAGCGGTTGGGGTTTCCAGATTTCGGGGCAAATCTCATGGAATTGGCATTCGAGTTACAGAGCGAAGACGGCCAACAGGAAGCTGTTCACCGTATTAGCAAAGCAGCTGGAAAGTATATGCCCTATTTAATACCCAATACTTTTGAAGCGATTGTTGATCATTTTGATAATCAGACGGTTGCGAAAGTCGGCCTTAGGATAAGTTACGATATTCCGAAACTAAAGGTAAGTAATAGAATTTTAGAAGTGATCATCTACACTGCGAGTTAATAAAAAATGGCAAATGATATAAAGAAGCAATTAAAGAAAGAGCTACAACGAAATTATCTCGCAAAAGATTTTACGGGTTTTAGGAGTGACTTATTGAGTCATGCTAGGGTGTATTTCCCTGACAAAATAAAAGACTTCACAGAAGCTAGTCTTGGGGGTATGCTTTTAGATATGGCAGCATTCGTGGGAGACTCGATGTCTTTCTATTTAGACCACCAATTTAATGAGCTAAATTGGTCCACTGCTATTGAAGCTAAAAATGTTAAGAAGCATCTACGAAATGCTGGTGTAAAGGTTCGAGGAGCAGCTCCCTCCATTGCAGAGGTAAGGTTTTATTTTGAGATACCAGCAAAGCTATCTGGGACCGAGTACGGTCCAGACTCTTCTCTTTTGCCCAAGGTGGGTCGAGGCACTAAGTTAGCTTCTGCTAAAGGGGTTCCATTTTCGTTGATAGACGATCTAGACTTTACTGAGAAAGACTTATTGGGAAACTACCTTTATGATGCGATACTTGTTGAAGTTGATGATGCTGGAGATCCATCCAGCTATGTTGTTAGCATGATCGGAATATGTCTATCTGGTGAAGAAAAGACTGAGTCAATAAAGATCCCCAATTTGCACAAGCCCTTTCGTACGTTGACATTAGCCGCTGAAAATATCACAGACATCATAAGCGTAAAGGACAGCGAAGATAATGAATATTACGAGGTAGATAATCTTACACAAGATACTGTGTTTCAGGCTGTGCTTAATACGACTGAAGACGCTGAGCAGGTGCCTAATAATATTGAAATAATCCCAGCTCCCTACCGCTTTCTTACAATCTATGATTACAATACAAAATTAACGAAACTTCGATTTGGTGGTGGTGATGCTCAGACTCTTGATAACGACATTGTTCCTGATCCAGCCGATTTAGCATTGCCAATGTACGGAAAAACTGTAATGAGTAGATTTTCCATTGATCCTGGCTCGTTATTACAAACACAAACTCTTGGAATAGCACCTAGAAATACAACTCTAAAAATAACATATCGCTACGGTGGAGGGCTAAATCATAACGTGGCTGCCAATACAATCAAGACGGTAGACACACTATATCTCACATTCCCCAGCGTCGCAAACGCGACAGGAGCCAATAATGTTAGGGGCTCGGTAGATATTTTGAACGAAGATCCCGCCTCAGGTGCAGATAATGCTCCAACTCTTGAAGAGCTTCGTGCACAGATTCCAGCGGCGCGTCAAGCCCAGAATAGAATCATTACCAAACCCGATTTGGTTTCAAGAATTTATACCTTGCCCAACAAGTTTGGGAGAGTGTATCGTGTAGGTGTACAGCCAAACCCTATAAATTCTTTAGCGTCTCAAATATTCGTTATTTCAAGAGACAAAAACAAAAAGCTTGGACTAACACCTGATACGCTTAAGAAAAACATGAGAAAATACCTTAATGAATTTCGTGCTGTTAGCGATGCATTTGATATTTTAGATGCTCAGATTATTAATTTTGCTCTTGATTTTGTGATTGTAGCTCATCCGGCATCTAATAAGACACAGGTTGCGCAAAAAGCAATCCAAGCTTTGGCGAAGATTTTAGACACGAAGAATTTTCAGATCGATATGCCTATTGCGCTTTCAGACATAACAAACACAATCTTAAATACTGACGGGGTAATTTCTTTGGTGGCACTGGAACTTTCAAATAAGACGGGTACAATCGAAGATCGCGTCTATAGCGATGTTTCATTCAACCCTCAGGCAAACACATACCAACAGATGGTGATTGGCCCCGCTGGGTCAATCTTTGAATTGAAGTTTCCAAAATCTGATATAACAGTTTCGGTAAGGTGATTAAGAATGTTTTACATCGTAACAGCTAGTTCAGACACTTATATTACAAACAAGATTATAGACAATAACTTTAGAGCGACCGACGCTAACGTAGGAAGAGCCGCAACGTTAGACCTCTTTAAACTATACGACGAGTCGGTCTATACATCGGGATCTACGAGGGTTACTTCATCTGTCAGCGAGCTATCGAGAATATTAGTTAAATTTAATTACGACACAATCCAGACACTAGCAAGCTCATCGCTAGATTTTACTCATTCGAGTTTCAAGGCAGTACTGGAATTAAATGAAATACAAACTGGTGCTCCGGTTCCACGAGATTTCTGGGTCGTTTCTTATCCGCTAGCGCAGCAGTTCAATGAAGGCTCCGGCCGGGATACATCACGCTTTACTGACGTCGACGCTGCAAACTACACAACTGCCTCATATTCATCTGGGACACCTGTATTATGGAACACGAGCGGGTCTAACAAAGGTGGATACCTGGGAGACTCTGGGGTCGATTTTATTCTTAGCGGTGCCATTGGATCGTCAGTGGTTGATTTTGGAGCCTCTCAATATTTTAAAGAAGGTCCTGGGAAGATCTCTCTTGATGTCACGAATGTAGTGTCTTGTTCACTAGCCAGCTCAATTCCTAATTTCGGTTTCAGGATAACTTTTAGTGGCTCGTATGACACTGATACAAAGACACGGTTTGCTAAACGTTTTGCATCTAGACATGTAAGAAATAAGTTGCTATCTCCACGTCTTCTCATTACGTGGAATAATACGATGAAAGATTCACACCTTAATTTCGTATTTAACTCATCTGCTAGTTTATTTTTACGAAATACCATTGGTGGCACGTCAACCAACCTAAGGTCTGGTTCGGCATTGACTGAGCTGAGTGGTGAAGACTGCATTTTATTAACGCTGGTCAGCGGCTCGGGTGCTACTGCTTCGTATACATTTATTACTGCATCTCAGCATACTGGCTCCGCCACAAGCGCCGGTATGCCGGGAGTGTACTCTGCTTCATTCGCGTTGAACCAATTTGATTCATCATTTTTTAAGACGATGAAAGGTAATAATGAACTTACATTTACTGAAATATGGTCATCGCTTGATCGTACTATCGGATATATGACGGGATCGTTAACCGTTAAAAAAACAGCTGTGGCATCTAACGCGTTTGTGAATAGAAAGCTTTTATTCACCGCGACCAATGCATTGCCTGAGTATAAGCAATATTCTCGTGTTACGATGAGGTTATTTGTAGAAGATGTTGAAGCGCAACGTAAGACAAAGGCGTACAAGCTTCCTCGAGAACTTGAAACGATAATTGTTGACAAAGTGTATTACAGGATTCGTGATATCGAGTCTGGCACCATTATGGTTCCCTTCGATGAGATACGTGATTCCACCAGAGTAGCTGTTGATTCTGCCGGGATGTATATAGACTTTCGTACTTCTGGATTGCCCCACAACAGAAATTACACTATTGACCTACTCGTAAAAGATAGAAACATCTCTGAAATTGTTGAGCTTAATAACGTATCATTTATGGTTGTTTCTTAATGTCAAAAGGCCCAAAGATAAAGCGCGTTTTTGAAAATCAACGACTGTTTACTCCCAAGGTAATCAGAAGATACACAAATTCATCTGGTGTTCTTAGAAACCAGACAGCTGCCTCGTTATCTGGTTCAGCCCCTACATCTACAACAGGCTCTTTTAGGTATGATCCCCCCGGATCACCTATGAAGTCCACACAGCAATTGCCGCTTGATTTTTCGCAATTCGAGAACCACACATTTTTTGCATCCGCTGAATCAAATGTTAATGTCGCTTTTGAAAAAATTGTTAATCAATTTCCTTTTGACGGAACGACTGAGGAATATGAGAATTTTCTAGATGATTTGACTGGTTTCGAAAACTACGTTTTGGATTCGTTTCCGCACTATGTAGGATACCTAACTTTTGACAACACTGTGCTGGGTTCAGTTGATGGGAAGCATCAATCCATAGAAGTCAAGGATAGGGCCGGCGTTTTATTTCCTGCTTTATCTAGAATCCGTTCTGCAAAAACTATTTTAGATCCATCTGGTGGCTCATTTTCTGTTGAGTGTAAGTTGTCTTTGCCACCAGAAGTGAATACAAAACAGATCGTCTTTAGTCATATGAGCGATGGGGGTGTTGGTTATTCTGCATTTTTAGAAGATGGTGATGAAGCTTCCGCAAACATAAAGTTTGTAGTTGCTAGTGGTTCACATCATATTTCTGCTTCTCATAACTTAGAGAAAGGAGAAGTCTGGCACTCTTTAAGCTTCGTTTATGACCGTGATGTGACACAAAGAAATGCAAAGATATTAAGTTGTTCTACTGTGATAGCTACGTCGCCACGCTACCGATTTAATAGTCTAAGTACACAAGGTGCTTCTTTTTTCATCGCAACCGGAAGCACAATCCAGACCGGTGGATCTTATTTCACTCCAGCCGATACATTTGCCGGTTCCATTGACGAATTTAGAGTATTTGCAGGTGTGAGGCCACCTGGTGATATTGATTATTACATGCAAAGAAATATATTCGCTCGAAAAGATCTAAAGCTGTCTTTTCGTTTTAATGAGCCAACAGGATCATATACAAACAATGACGTTGTATTAGACCACTCTGGTATGAGCTTACATTCTAAAATCACAGGGTGGAGGGAAAACCAGATTAGAGTAGTAAATACTGACAATATGCCTCCGATGTTATTTGAGGGATCTGTAAAGCATCCAGTACTTTTTCCTTCATACCCCTCTCTCGTTACGCTGAATGAGCAATTGCTATTGTCGGCATCTCAGTATGATTCCAACAACCCAAACTTAATTACGAAATTAATTCCAGCGCACTATTTGGACGAAGCAGCAGCCTCACTTGCGATATCAGACAATCCTGATGGTACCCTTATGGATGGAATCTCAGCGATGTCTCCAAGTTATGATGTGCCTGGCGGCGCAAGGTTGGGACAACCACAAATAATCGCGTCTTTGTTGTTTATGTGGGCCAGGGAATTTGATATGGTGAAGGCATTTTTAGATCATGTTAGTAATCTAATTTTTGCTGAGTATGATTATAATGAGTCGATAGCTGATCACCTTTTACCCGTATTAGCAGAACACTACGGGCTAGAATTACCCAACATGTTTCGAAATGCAAAAATGAATCAATTCTTTTCAGGTGAAGAAGTCGTTACTGGAAAGCTTACAAGAAGTCTTCAATTTGCACAAAATGAAATATGGCGAAGAATTTTAATAAATGTTAGAGAAATAATTTCTTCAAAGGGTACAGTACACGCCATCAAGGCATTATTTAGAACTTCCGGGATAGACCCAGACAGAATTTTTAGGTTTGTAGAATATGGTGGCACAACTACTCAACGACTTGGTACGGCTCGAGAAGTGGCTACTGAGGTTTCAACCTTAATAGATTTCTCAGGTAGTCTGGCACACCAAACATCTGTCACAACAGATGCACAGGGGTTCTACGATAAATATCCGTCTATCCAAAGTGTGTTTCTGTCTTCTTCTAGAGTTGAGAAGGGATGGCCTCCGCCAGCCGGAGACTTTGTTATGCTCAACAACCAGGTATTGGGCACAGATAACACAAATGACGGACTTCAAACATCTGGAAGCTGGACAATCGAAACTCGAGTTAAGTTTCCTTTAGCTCGTGGACTCACTTCAAAACAAAGCTTATTTAGGCTTCATACCACATCTTCTGGCACGCCACATAACATGATATTGAATCTTGTTGCTACACCACCTACGTCTAGGGCTGTTTATGCGGAGAAGGCTGGGGAGAAAATTACGCTTTATTGCCGTCCTGGCTTCGGTTCAGACGCACCCTTGATTGAGCTTCCGCTCACCGGCGCAGACATTTTTGATGGACGTGTATGGATGATCACTTGTGGTAGGGAAAGATATGATAGGTGTGGTTCGTATGTATCTTCTAGCTATTTTATAAGGGCAACGAAGCAAGAATATGGAAATATTGTTGAATATCATACGACATCGTCCTTTTTCGCAGAACAATCGGATCCTCCGTATATGAACTATGGAGAAAATATTTGGCAGTTAAAAGAAGAGCCAGGCTCCAAGGCTCTGGAAAATGCGAGTGGTTCATTTTTAGCTTTCGGAAATCAGAGCATTACAACTACCGGTATAAATTTCCTGAATAACGCTGCTGCTGTGACAAATAATGATGCTAGAACAACGTTATTTCAAGGGTTAATGGGGCATACTCGTTTTTGGTCTGAAGCTTTAGACGAGCAAGAAACAAAAGAGCACTTATTAAATTTTCGATCGCTGGGTGTCCGAAACCCTCTTGTGAATTTCGGTTTCACACCTGATGTAACAGGATCGTTCGAAAAGCTTCGCTTGAATATATCATCCGATCAGCCATCCACAGAGAGTAACGATACCGGCGGTCTCTTTTTAATAGATTTCTCTCAGAACTTTAATCTATCTGGGTCTCAGTATTATCTACCAGCATCCGGATCGATGATAGGCGCCGTTGGACAAGGGTTTGAGGTAGAGAAGGGAGTGATTAAACCCGAGCGAATCGACTTTAGTTATCTATCACCAAATTGGGATGAGATGCCAGAGCAAAATAAAGTAAGAGTTGCCGGTTTCACACAGGGCAAGAATCTATTTGAGCTTGGTGGTCAACCAGCGCCTGTTTACGAGATTCCAAAGTCTGCCGAGCCTGTGGATGATGCAAGATTTGGTATTGAGTTTTCGATTATGCAAGCCCTGGATGAGGACATCATGAACATATTTGCAACTCTTGATGCACTAGATTTAGCGATTGGGGCTCCAGAATTGATGTTCGCAGAAGAATATCCAGAGTTAGCACGATTGAGAAAAGTTTATTTTAATCGCTTAACAGATCAGATCAATTATAAAAAGCTGTTTGATTTTTTTAGGTGGCTAGACGACTCGTTTGACTCGATAATAGAGGGATTAATCCCACGTAAGACAAATTACATGGGGTTCAATTTTATAATTGAGGGCCACGGACTAGAACGTCCTAAGGTGGCGTATGGGTCTGGAGACGTTTATCTCGGTGAGAGTACCAGGAGAAATTTAAAGGGAATCATATTACTTCGACAACTTGTCGGTGACATGAGGAAGTTCTAATGGCGAAATATGAAATAATCACTCCCCATGGTGTCGAAGCACCATACAGTCTAACGGGATCCATGTACGTAGGCGGCCCACCTTTTGATGGCTACTATACCGCTGGGTCATCTTTGGTTGGCTGGTGGCGCTTCCAGGATTTAACGTCTTTCCCTTCTTCTGGCGACGCGCCAGACTCAAGTGGTCAAGATAATCCCGCGACGAGTTTTAAAGCCAAGAGACCAGATTTTTCGATATCGTCCCCAGGCGATAGAATTCAACCAAATTCTGTATTATTAACCCAATCACCAGATATACAATCTGCCACCATCAAAGATCTCGCGGCAGATTCTGTTCTTTCATTCGGGGACGGGGAAACAGATAGTTCATTTTCAATTGCCGCGCGCGTACGGAGACCGTCTCTATCGTTAAATGGTGCGTACGGGACGATTATTCACAAGGGAAAAGAAAATTCCGCTGATGAAGTAGAGTACCAGCTTGTACTTTGGGACAATAACACAGACGGTGCCTCGAGGGTGCAATTTAAAATTGGTGATCGTTCTGAAGAAGCTTTTCTGCGAGTTCAGAGTCCTGCGGAGTCATTAACGGCCGATGAGTGGCATAGCGTAGTTGTGACGTATGACGGAACAGCCAAGGCAACTCTAGATGATGGTGGCAGCTCTATAAATTGTATGGCAATATACATCGATGGACGGCCTCAGCCGCTGGAAGATAATTCTCTTAATCCCCTGTTATATGTAGCGATGGAGGGATCGACCGAACGTTTTCGGATGGGCGCTCGAGGAAGTGGTGGAGGTGCGAACGGTTTCGAGGGGAACCTGGCAGACATAGCAATATGGAATAGGGAGTTAACTGAAATTGAGATAGCTGCGATCGCGAATGCAGCAAGTGGTCCGATTTATTGGTCATATCGAAACTTCCACCTTGTAGGATATGGTCAGCGGCTTTCACCCACTGGATCACAAGAACGCCTGTCTCTTCAAGGTTTGGACGCGCGTCCAGATGATGTATATTTCCCAAGCCTGCTTCCTCGTATTCGTCAAGGCGCTCCAATGTCGATATGGAGACAGGGCGAAAAGATATCTGACAAGTATTTTGATGACACTTTGTCCTTCCCCCATTCAGGGTCTACAAGTCTCCGCGGCGAAAATGATGTCAAGATTAATATGCGGATGAATTTTGAGTGGGAAAAGCTCAACTTTGGTCAAGCACCGGTAGTTCAGCAGGGGGAATCTTTTGTTGAGACTAACCCCTTCAATGCAGTAGACTTTATTACATCACCCGAAAGTACCTTCTGGCCCGTAAATTTATTCAACCTTGGGTCTCTACTCGATCATGAGTTCGACGGTGTAATAGAGCCACTAGACATTCGTTCTGAACTTCTTGGATTGGTTCGCTCTAGATTCGAGGGGCATTCTGTCCGCGGCTCGCTTATGGGTCCTGCTAGCGAAACATACTTTGGTAGCAAGCTTATTGTTGACAAGTGGCGCTCTGATGACGGAAAGACTCCATTTTTTCTCGATGCACCAATTAACTGGAGCGAGCTAACACCAAGCGCATCAGCGACATGGGACAGTTTGCCGGTGGCGGTTTATTCTAATATAACGACCGAGCCGGATCGACCGTTTGTTGATCACGATGCGTTTGAGCAGACCGTTTCTACTTTGGTAATGAATAACCCACAGCTGCCTGGTGGAATTATCCCCTATAATTTAGCTTTATCCCCTCCAGGTTTTTCCTTTGGTAGTCAGCTTTCGTTACCATGGGCCAATGAATTGTTGGCTTGGTGGAGACTAAACCGCGAAAGTAGCAGTGGGGGTACAGTACCCGATTCGTCAGGTAATGGTCGTGACGCGACATTCTCTTCCACTCCCACTGTTACTTCAGCAGAAACGCCAATGCCGTATATTCAAGAGACTGTTCAGCAATTCGTCAATGAGAGTGACAAAATCTTCCTCGGGACCGATGCAGTCTGGGAGCCGCTGATCGGTGGCGCCGGGGATGATGCAAAACCATTTTCAATATCTGCTTGGTTTAATGCGCAAGCGCTGGGAAGCTCGTTCCCCCACGCCGGGAAATTAATAGAGTTTGGTTTCGCCAGCAGAACAATCATCACCACCCATCCTATTGATCCCGACTACGATCTCGGCCTGAGGTTTGACTGTGGCGCCGGCACCCCCCCCAGGACCCAAGACATATTCTTTAATACGTGGTATCACATGGTTTGGACATATTCTGGTGGGTCCAACCACGGTGGAAACAAGAAAGCAAGGGTATACATCAATGGCGTCCAGCATGACGTTGAGACCCAGACAGCTATAGCTATAGCATCAGGTCACGGGTATCTTGGGGGTGATCACGATGGAGGAAGCGGATGGGCGGGCTATATTGCTGATGTGAGTATATGGAGTCGCAGACTACTGTGGGCTGAAGTTCAAGCGCTTTACAGTGCACGAAACGGTATATCCAGATATGATTTAAAGGACGACACGCTGATAGCGGCGATGCGTCAAATGAACTCAACAGCATATCCCACTATCGATCATGCCGAACGGCGTGCTAATCATGGATTTTACTTCGGACAAAATGCTGGTTCAATTGTGTATGGAGATGAGTAGCGATGTTTAACACAAAGAATCAATGGATCTGGCCAGACCTTTCAAGATATGTTTCTTCGATTGGAAGCCACGGCAAGCGATGGGAATTGAAACCCATTTGTAAAGCTTACTATAGATTTAATGAGTGGTCCGCATCAGGTGAGCCAGGGTTTAAAGATCGTGCCGGCGCCCAAGAACCACTGATGATAGTCACCGGCAGTGGAACTGCTGGAACCACCTCAACGACATATCCGCCAATCCTTCCATATAATAAGGAGATGTTGCCCTTAGATTTTGACAAGTCATTAGCTGGCAGCTTACCAAAGTTTACTCCCACTTCATTAGAGCTTGTTCCTAACTCTGAAACTCGAGTTGCACGTCCGCTTGTCATGAAGTGTTTTGACTTCGGAACCCGCGACCGCCGCTTTTTACTGAGCAACACTCTTAAGAATATTGACACCACTTTCCTCCAGGAAGAGTATACATTCGTTACAAGGGTATGTGTTACTTCACCTGCCGGCGATCCAGAGCTTATATTTTCACTATCAGAATTTAATCTGACCTTATTGTCTCTTTCTTGTACATCAGCGTCAGCGACACAATATACTTTGGGAGCGAAGGTCTTTGATACGGTCGGCACCACTGAGTCCGTTTCAGGAAACCTCTATTATGATAAATGGTACACTGCCTTTATTTCTGTAAGGGGCCCAACTGCTTCTACGGCTGGTCAGGTAAAACTGAGTGTGTGGGAAATGACAGACGGAACTCGTACTGCGGTACCGACCGTCACCGCAATTACCGCTGGAAAAACTCTTCTTAGTCTCACATCTCCTAGAATATTCGTCGGATACGGAGACCCGACTTCTGCTCCTAATCCTTCATTCCCTCCAGGCGAATCGAATAATTGGGGACATCATTCCAAAATTTTTGAGTTAGCAATTCTTGGAAATTGGACTTCTAGTGAATTAAACCAGGCGATCGCATCAGGATGGTCTGACGAAACTCTTACCGGACATCCTCGTCTTTTCACAAATTGGACATCTGGGTTTGATAGCGAAAAAGCTAGAAAAGCATTACGATTGATGGACGACGCAAGAGCAGCTTATCCATCGATAGTAAGAACCGGTGACGGAACCCGGTTAGGGAACCAACCAGTATCACCATTTAACGATGATAATACGCTAATTTTTACCGCTAGCTCTCATTTGCGCTTTCCAGAAATGTTGCCCGAAGACTTATTTGCTGACAGCGGAGCTGGTGGTAGTCTGGAGAGGTATTCTAGAAAGAATTTAACGCACACTTCACCGACCGATCTCGGTGCCGACCCATGGATAATTGCCTCCGGCAGTGTCAGACCCGGTATTATGTCTAGAGAAGCATTCATTTTTAATAGAAATGATGGGATATATGGTCAGCAATTACAACACAGGAATAGACTAGCTAGCGCGATGCCTCCCTTTGATGATTCCGCCCGTGATACCGCTGTAGAAATAATTCACTTACCTGCCACACCACTTTCTACCACACTAGGTTTTGATCAACCGCTGGGTAGCAGAATCGCGATTGTTATAGATTTAAACCCCACCCAAGATCTGGCTTTAGGCCATGTCAGTAGAGACCTTATATTGACAGGATCCGAGGGAGTGGGCGGTGGCTTAGAAAATCGTACTTGTGTACCCGACTTTTCCAATGTAGGTAAGGCAATCGACAGTATCGCCTATTTTAATTTCGCCAAAAGCCGCTGGGACTTAAAGGGTAGTATTATTGATGACTCTATACTCCCGATGCCATCGAGCCTGGACAATTACAAGTCACCCTTTATTGTTTCTTCTTCTCTTGCATTCGGGGCCACAACGGGCTTCGTTGTGAATCCAGATGCAGAGGATCCAGTCTTACCCTTAATGGCGCGAGGACGACCGACTGATACTTTTGGATTTCCGTTTGATGAAAAGTGGTCACCACAGCGTGAACAGAAATTAAATTTGGCAAAATATATTTCTGCTCCTTTCTTGTTAGAGAAAATGGTCATTAAGCATGACATAGAATTCTATGAGGCGGGTGATGAGGGGCTTGGATATATGATAAGGGAAAAGAAGAGTCCGTCGGATGGATCTTTTCTTGCTCATTCTTCATCAAGAGCGGGAGACACTGTCCCCAATTATGCTCGCGTCGATGTGACCGTGCAACCTCCACAAGGGTCGCTCTGGACCACCGCCACCGCATCCTGGCAGGATTTATTTTATGCCGGTACATCTCGTTCCGATAAACTTACATACGGTCGATTTCCCCTTATGGGAGGGATGAGAGGAAGCGGCGGCGTCGCAGCAGGGATAAGAGGCGGCTTGTTAATGCCGTCTGATGATAGCAAGTATAAGGTTGTACCCAATGTCCTTCTTCCGCTTGAGGAAAACGGCGCTCCCTGGCGTCGGTTTCCAGCAGACAAATCGTTATACATTAATGCCGACATAGAAGAGATCGAACTAACAGCTGGGCAAACACCTGGCGGAGCAGCATTCTGGCGTGCCGATACTTTCTTCTTACTTCGTGACACAGTGGGTCGGGTTAACCGAGTAACAGAACGAACCCCTCCAGATGCTTTCTTGACCGGCGCATCGAGAGGACGATGGTGGCCACGTGGAGTGTTCGACAACGCGCAAACCACCGAAGGCTGGCCTTATTCGATTCCACAACGTTATACAGTCAACTCGGTATCTTCCGGTTCAATTCGAGAGCTTATTACCTACGCGCAAATAGCTCACTGTGGTTATGTAAGAACAGACATGAATAGTCAAGCTCTTAAGAGCGGCTCTACGTGGCAAGAAACCCATCCCCTCCGCGCCGGTGCTATGCACTACCCTCGGCAGAACAGAACGGGCACTCCATTTACAATAGCTGGTCAAGAGAGATGGGAACAACCACTAGACAATGCTGCCTGGAGCGGCGCCGCCGAAGCCTGGCGAAACTACGATTCTCGAGGGTACCCACATCATGGCCAGACCTCTGCTGAAATGGGGGACCAGCCCCCAATGTGGGCAAACATTGTGGGATACGTCCAAGACGATACCGGATACCCCGGCCCCACAATCACGCTGCAGGGATTCGAGCCAACGTGGCCGAGTCCCCACCCTTGGGATACGCAGCCGGCTACGGGTTGGTTCTCTGAAAACACGTGGGAATCTCAGTTCGTTAATGCGGTGTATCCGTACCAGGCTCAATACCATCCCCTTGGTCTTGATGATTGTGTTGTAGGTATCCCCAATGGTCCCCAACAGTTTCCAGGAAAAGAATTTGTGGTAGATGCTACCGGCAATGCCAACTATGGCGTCCCCAGCGCCGAACACAAATGGTCTCGGGCATTTAACGGCCAGTGGCACTCGGGCAGCCGCGAAACAGGTGGGGGTTCTTTTATATCAAACCCTGTTATGTTCGTTTCAGAATCAGCTGTTCTGGCACGAGCCAATATTGATGAGGACCATGGCGCATATGATTTCGCGTTGTATGGAGGATTTAATACTCCGGGGAAGATTACCAGAAAGACTTTACTTGATGCCGGCTTAAGACGAGATTTAACGATCCAATTAGAAGAGGGTAATCGCTTCGTAAGACTCCTCACAGCAGACCCCCACCCGGGAATGCTCGGGTGGTGTGATCTTCCTCCGTGGACTTATAGTTTGGATGGTAATATCTCATTCACGACTGTCAATTGGGAAAAGCTCCAGCCAACGTCAGCATACATCGTCGCGACCGCAAGTAGAGCAGCCTATCAATCCGGACACAATCTTCCACTTTCTCCAGATATAGCTGTCCTAAATTCTGGTACCTTCACAATTGTGTCAGACATTAAGAACAACACAAAGGGCGGCGCTATTTCAGGTCTAACATATCGTAGCGCGTTCCCACAGCACGGCCATAAGCTGGTTTCTGGCTATGACTATATTCCCCCCGTCAACTGGCACTTCGACGGCTCAGGAGGTACCACCGACGGTTGGGATAAAGCATTTTCTCAAGTTCAAACACCATTACCAGTTATTCCTCCAAATATTCTGTGCAGCGTAAAATCCCTCACATACCCTCGAGAAGGAGGATGGACAGCTGGACTCGAAGAGCTTAGTCCTGTGAATCCCACAATGCGAAGTCTTGGAATGTCTTCAGGCAGGTCTTATATTCGTGGAGTAGTTGGGACGATCGAGACGACACAAAAAGGATGGTACGCTGCTCCAGCTAGAGATCTCACGCCTCCGACCTACTTTGACGCTGGTACCGGCCCCTATGGATGGTCCGGACCTGTTGGTGCTGCCCACTTTACGCAACAGCACGATTTTAAAACAGCGTTTGGGGCGAACAATCAAAATTGCTTTCTCGGACAATTACTTCCTTATGCATTAGGTTATGATACCAGAAACTGGGTTACGTGTTTTCCAAACCTTGGAGAGAACTCCGTCTTCATCGGCAACAATGAGGCAGGAGTACAAAATGCTCCAACATTTTCTGCGAATCATCCACCATTTTGTCTGGGGATAATGCAGCAACTGTCATCTTCATACTCAAGGGAGTACGTCTATAACTCTCCATATCTCCTGTTTCCCAGCGATGATCTGGTTTTTGGTTTTCAACCTGCCATTGGGGGCGGAAACGAAGGCGCTCCAAGAGCAATCAACACGCCTTCAGGTCCGTTTAGTCTGTCAGATGGAGACGGTTATCAGGGGGTACAGTCAAACAATTATAGAGATGGTACTTGTAACGTCCACGAACCTGTTGTTATCAACAACAACTCTTCTTTCGGTGATCCATTCCCCGTGCTCGTAGACCCAAAAGGGACGGGCGGCCCTCCAAGACGTGCAGATTTGGGCGACCTGTGTGGAAACAAAGGTTATCAGTGCTCAGGCGGCGTAAACTCGTATAAAGACCTCTCAATGGCCTATCTTGCTGGAAATAATAGAAGCTCACTTTCTGAACAGTTACGCCAGACTATCTTGAAGGGTGGTGACGCAAAGCTTATACTCTACGGAACACTGCTAAGAAATCAAAGACCGCTTCCCGCTGAGTTGAATCAGCAGCTTGTAACAAATGCTGTCCATGAAGCTTTACATTATGATAACCCCGTGCTTGATCAATTTCAGGTACAACAAGAATCAGAATATAAATCCTCTTATTTGACACAATATATTACAGGAAGCCTACAAAGAAGGCCACATCAGCGAGGTGTTGTAGGAACGTCTTGGGACGGTACCCTTAGCTATAATGCATCATTTAACAGGTTCGTTACACTTACTGATGAAAGTGAAGTATATTGGGATTCATTATTACCTGATCCATTCGGAATATGGGATAAGGACGGTGTAGTATTGTCTGACATGGTGGTGGATGATGAAGGCCAAGGCCTCGCCGAGGATGTCAATAAGCTGGGCGGCATTTACATTTTCGCACTGGGCTCTTATTACAGCAGCCCGAACTGGAACCCCGCTGCCGAGGCCATCAATTTTGTGTGGAACAGGGCTTTTCCGTTTGAGGCAAGATATTCGGAAGTCTTACGCTCATTGGTAGATCCAGCCGCGGAATTTGGGATTGCTAGACGAGCATACGCCCTTGGTGGATACCCTACATTCACACCAAAACGCGTCGCTTGGCCACTAAATCGTGATAATGGTCGTCCCGGTGTAGTGGTTGGTAACTCGCATCAAACAACATGGGCTATGAATGGTGAAATACACCCGCTTGGTATAGGTAATGTTGATGCCCCATGGGTCACAAAGCAAGCTAGAACAACCCCCTCCATTGGAAACGCTGCATATCTCTTTGGGTTTTGTAGAACTCAAGGGTTGTATGGCGATCCAGACTCACAGTATAGTGGGACGTCCCCTTATAGCGATACTACCCCACCGCAATATGGCGGTATGTATTATATCGAGGACGGAGTGACTTATTTACCACTCACTGATATCGAGCCCCGACCCGGGCGATGGGACCATCCAGAAGGTGTAAAGTACGGATTGAAGAATTATGTGTGGCAATCGACAGCGGGAGTTTTCCGGTCGGATCGCTACGGACAATTACGAGACATGCTAGAACAAAGAAGGTACACCAAGGTTTTCCATCGAGGCGATGATGATATCGACCGCGGTGAAAAAGACGCCGCAGTCTCTTGTATCTTTGTCGATAGCGATGGAAATCCAGTCGATGATCCAACGACAACGCAATGCTTGAACATCAGTACATTTATGACTTCTTCTATTCCTTATTTTGAGGGCATCTCTCAGAGAGTAATTCCGCCATCTCAATTTATATCGATAAGCATTAATGATGCCTCGGCGGTAAGCTTAAGAACAACGCCTACGAGATCAAGCCGATAATTTTTTAGTCACCCTCGGCCCACCGTTTCCATCTTACGCGAGAGATGAATAGTTAAGAAGGCCAGGAGGAATCTTAATTGCCGCGCGAGTCAAAGAGCGATCTAAGAAAATCTGATTTTTTGATTATTAGATCAAAAACAGACGGTTCTATTGTGAAAATCGTGTCACCCCAGCATTTCCAGGTGGGGTTTGATGATGCTGATTTTGAGCGTGTTGTTTTGGTCAATGGCACGGTCAAATCAACAATGGGTGTTTATTCCCCGGCATTCTCTGGGTCGTTACAAACGTTGATGGATGGTACATCTTATCTACGTGAGGGTAACAACGTATCAATCACCTCTGGCTCTGATGGATCAATTACGATAGCCGCAGGCACGGCTGGCATTGCACACTCTTTAACAGGTGGCGGCGCATCAAAGGGAATAAAAGCTTTTGATTACGATGGCACTTCGGCTAAAGAGGTTGAAGTTGATTTAGATACTATCAATGGTGGCCTTGGCTTTTCTAAGTGGGGTCTGGCTGTGATACCCTCTAAGGCCAACTCTATTCTTGATTCCGAAGATCTTTCTCAATCAGATCTATTGGTTATTGAAGATGTCACCGACGCCGATGAGGGTGTTAAGAAAATTACGGTGGGTGACTTAATGTCTGCCGCCACTACAGGGGTGCTTAGTAACGCTATAACGTTTGGTAACGGAATATACGATTCTGCGAACGCGGCAGCTTCGTACAACAATAGCGCTGCAGCAACGATAGCAGTTGATCTTCAGACAGACCCAGGTTTATCATTTAGCCAACAAAAATTAGGGGTGCTATTAAATGGAGCCACGATAAGCAACGGTGCGTCAGGCTTGAGCGTTGCGAGTGTCCCCAGCGCAGTGACTTGGGGTGTAGGACTTTTATCCACCGTAGGCAATTCATTTGATGGTTCTGCCGCCACAACAGTATCAATTGATACAGGAATAATACCTGCCCTCGGAACGCCAAACACATTTACGGGTGTCAATACATTCTCTTCTCTAGCTGGTGGCGGAATTATTGGCTCGATACAAGAGGTATCACCCGGTACTGACTATCTGGTTGGTGGTAGTAATGTTACAATTACAAAAGACCTTCCCGGAGCCGGCCAGATAACGATAGCTGCTTCCATGGGAACGGGCGGCGATCTGACTCAAGGTTCTGGAATCCAGACCTTTCTCTATAATGGAACAGCCCCTGCAACAGTGGCCTTAGATGCTACATCCCTAGCAGTGTCAGGTGATAGAACGTCATATGTTTTTCTTTCTGATGGAGGAACCACAATAACTAAGCGCACTGTGGCAACCCTAGTGGATCTAGCAGATAGAACTGCTCTAGTTGCTTCAAAGGTAGGTGGGGGAATAACTGTTGAGTTCCCCGGGTCAACTGTTCCAGCACAATTTTCTATTGATAGTGATGGAACAACACTCCAGGTTGGCAGCAGTGGATTAGAAGTTAAAAAGGTTCCGTATAACTTAACTCAAACAACTGGGATCGCGACATTTTCATTTAATGGATCGTCTGCGCAGACTGTGGGTATCGACACCGGTGTGGTACCCCGGAAGGGTGTCGATAATACCTGGACGGGTCAAAATACATTCGGTGTATCCACCACCGCTGGTTTGACGGGTTCTCTCCAAGAAGTGACCGCCGGCGTGCCCTATCTCGCAACCGGCACAGGCATGAGTATTACTACATCATCAAATGGCCAGGTTGTTATTTCTACAAACGGAGAAGAAGTAACAGGTATAACGGCTGGTGATGGATTGTCTGGGACCCGTACAGGAGGTGATGTAACGTTAGCTGTTGATTTAGCGCCCCACCCGGGTCTTGAATTTAGCACTGGAAAGCTAAAGGTAGATCTCGACGGTAACACACTTTCATTAGGGATCTCTGGGATATCTGTCGCAAGTCTTCCCTCGGCATTATCACAAGATGTAGGTATTAATACATTTTCGTTTGACGGCTCAACAGCTAGAACGGTTGGTATCGACACTGCAATCGTTCCACGAAAAAATGTTGACAATACATGGTCAGGAAAAAATACATTCGGCGTATCCGCTACAGCTGGATTAACAGGCTCTCTACAGGAGGTGACTAATGGAGTGCCCTATCTATTGGCATCCACAGGGGTCACCATAACCACCGCATCGAACGGCCAAATTACCATCTCTGCTACAGGCACAGGAGGAACAATCACTGGCTTGACCGCAGGTGACGGATTGTCAGGCGGTGGTAGCTCTGGGAACGTAACAGTGGATATTGATCTTGCTACGGACCCCGGACTTCAATTCACAACTGGGAAACTAGATGCGAAGCTTAACCCTAATGATACGATAAGAAAAGATGCCGATGGTCTTGCAGTCAATAAAGTACCGTATGATTTGACCCAAGGCGCAGGAATCAGCTCGTTTGGATTCGATGGTAGCTCTGGTGGACAAGTTGTTTCAATCGATCAAACCCAAGTTCCAATGCTTGCAAACGACAATACGTGGACAGGCGATAATATATTCTCGGTTGGTTTATCCGGTTCGTTACAAATGCTAAGCGATGGCAATACGAAGTACATGGCAGGAATCGGTGGTATTAAGATTTCTACGTCATCATTAGGACAAATTTTAGTATCGGGTAGCGAGGGTAAGATTTATACCGCCGGCCTCGGCTTAGATCTCGCTACAGATCAATTTTCGGTTGATAATGCCATTGTCGCTACCTTGACAGGGTCGCAATTTAGCGGTGACGTTGGGATTACCGGTTCTTTGGGCGTCGAGGCAAATGCAATTTTCAAGACAGGGTTGTCTGGTTCTCTTCAAATGTTGTCGGATGGTACGACGGAGTATCTAGCTGGAATCGGCGGAATAGCTATTACAACTGCCTCAAATGGTCAAATAACGATTAGCGGTAGTGTGGGGCGTGTGTATACGTCAGGGGTCGGCCTAAGCTTGGAGGAAGATCAGTTCTTTGTAGATAATTCTATTGTAGCAACATTAACTGGGTCTGTTTTTAGTGGAGACCTCATCGCACAAACAGGATTGTCTGGTTCTCTTCAAATGTTGTCAGATGGAACGACGAAATATCTCGCGGCTGGTTCTGGAATAACAATCTTGACGGCGTCAAATGGTCAAGTAACAATAGCTACCACTGGTGTGTCGGGCTTGAGCAGCGTTTCTCAAGCTGGGGGCTCTTCATTTTCTGATATTACAGCTGTGGTCTTCACAGGAAGTCTTGTGACTGAGCCCACCTCGGGTACTGCACAGATAACACCCGTGATTGGTGCCCCAGAGGATGGAGATTATACCGATGGCCTCTTTACTGATTTTTCTTATGGAACTAACATTGGTACTGCGATCGATAGGTTCAACGAGGTCCTGAAGGGACTGGCTCCACCCGCTGCACCAATACTGGATGATATGAACTGTTCGGACTCTGGGGCTACTGCAAATCTGTCTTTCGGCTCGTCACAATCTATATCTGGGTATACAAATGCTCAACCTTCTACTCTAACCCCGAGTAGTGGACTATCAGACACCAATATAAATGGCACCTATAATTCTGACACCGCCAGCAATGATCTTCAAGTTGCGTGCTTTCAATCGACCATTATAAATGGTACACTAAATGCTGACATTCCCGCTGACGGAGTTAATTACAGCGCTGATTCATTCGGGAATGCTGATCAGGGAACATTAAAGCTATATGTGAATGATAATGTAACCCCTGTCCATTCTGTCGATTTAAGTACATTCGGCTCTGGTAATTCGTTAAATGGGAATGGAACAGGATTTAATCTAACTGCAAAAACAGCTGGTCACTTTGCTGATGGAAGTAATTTTGAAACATTCCAGCACAGACAAGGAACCTACACCATCGCTGCCGGTGTTGAGATATCAGATGACCAGCGGAACGGGTGGAATTGGGCAAGAGTAGTACATACAATATCCGATGTGGATACAACGTGCAATTATGTCGAGTGGGTGAACGACACCACTGATAATGTAACGTATCCACTTTCATCAACTGGAGCGTCTTTTGGAGCACTATCGATGACAGGGACTGAATATTTGTCAGGTGTGAAGTACTACACAGGTGGGTCTGCGACATATAGCGTAACGGTGGATAACGCTTATAGGAACGTATACTCAAATAGCTTTATAACATTTAACGGCACAAATTGTGGAAATGAGACGCAGGCCTTTGACCCAATAGATTGGTCAGGTGGTGAAAATGAGTCAAAACAAATGAGTCTAAGTCAATTGATGACGATTAATGTAAGCAGTATCTTAGATGGACCAATATCCACTAGCGTTACCGTACCCCATCCGCTAAGGGCAAATCTTTCAAGCGCGTCTTCTCAATCTCACAATAACATTCTTTTGTACAACCGAAGTGATAATTCAACTGATACATACGAGTCATTTCGCGGAGAAAGTAGAAGAGTGAAGTCTGGTAGCTATGTTGATCAAGCAGCCGTAACAGCAGGCGGAAACGTATGGGTATCTACAACAGCGTTGACCACGGTTGACGGATTGATGTTCTATGACCAGAAGCTTGTTGGTCCAGATGAAGGTGCAAACGGATCCGATTTTAGCAGTGTTGCAAATGGACCCGCCGGGAATGTAGATTATAGTGGGATAACCTCTGGGCTAAGAACATTTTATAGATGGTTTCGAAACCCAACTGCTGGAAGTGATAGGACGGGTTTTGATTTAGAGATTAATGGAGCCGGAACAATCGTGACACAACCCACTGCGTTAACTGGAAACAGAATTCATGTGCTATGTAAGCTTCCCACCGGCTCCGCGGGTGAAACTGGATGGATGGATCTTGCGATTGGATTTTCTACAGGGCAAACGTCGGACGGCGACGGATGCTATTCGGGGGCGTTCGACTCTAGTTTATCTGCAACTAACACTGCAACTTTCGGCACACAAACAGTTGCAGCTGGTGAATATGTAATGGTAAAGGTCGAGGCCGATGCATCATGGACAGGAAATATATCATCGATGACGGTAGCGTGGAGCTAGATAATGGGATATGATGCAACAACTGAGAGGCTTATTGCATTAAAGAAGCTTGCAGGAAAAGCGCAGACTTCTAACCTCAAGGGTCTATCAAATGAAGGGCTACCATCAGGCCTTACTGTGTCTTTTGAAACAGTATTCGGTGAAAGTATTACCACGGAGCCGTCCAATAGCTCACTTTATCAAATCACAGGACAAGTAGAATATCTTAGATTTCCTGCAACATTCATAGCAGGTACTGCGACGACAGCTGGTCGTCATGGTTTTGAATTAAAATTACCAGCAGACTATGAAGCGAATTCTTCAAATCCAAAAGCCGGAACGTATCCTTACATAGACGATCAGGTAATAAACATTACCTCGGGATCGCTACAAGTGATACCGCCGTCTTTTGCAACTGGCTATGAAGTAAAGCCATATTACGGAGGCACCACCGCGAAAGATTCCGGAACACAAATCCTTCTTTTAGATTCTAGAGATTGGTATCTAGATTATTTTAATGGTGTGTTTTTCCAACAGGACCCTCCCGGTACCGGTGATGATGAACAAAATCCAGACTACGTTGAGGGGTATCTTTACATTGGAGATTATCTCAACGATACATCTGGGGGTGGAACTATTACCGATGTTGTTGCTGGTACTGGATTAACCGGTGGAGGTGGCACGCCTACGGTAACACTAAATATTGATAATTCGGTCGTGGCTACGTTGACAGGTTCGCAATTTACTGGTGATGTGGATGTAACTGGGTCTTTCTTGGTGAGGACCGGAGACTTTAGAGTGGAGTCAGTTGGTGAGGATCAAGCTTTATTCTTAGACGCTTCTTCTAATCAATTTTATATTAATAAAGGGGCAACTTCATTTACGACTATCATTAAGAATACAAACAATGAGGTTTTTAGAGCTGGCGCAGGCGGCGCAATATTCAACGAGTATGGTAATAAGCATATTGATTTTAGAATTGAGTCGTGGGACAAGCCCTATGCATTCTACATTGAGTCACAAAAAAATCAGATACTAATCCTTTCAGGTGGTGGAGGAACTTCACCGGATGAAATGACATATACTGACATGAATTTCTTTGTTTCGGGCTCTATTGGGTCTAGAAACAGCTCTACTAAGGGTACTTCTATTTTTGGTGGAGACGTACTTTCTTCTGGTTCCCTCACGGCCTTGAGTGGTTTATCGGGCTCCCTAACAAAGCTTTCAGATGGCACTTCATACCTGAGGGCCGGCTCAAATGTAACAATTACGTCGGGATCTGGCGGATTTATTACTATTGCTTCATCGGGAGGCGGCGGAGGTGGCCTAACTCGTGCTAAAGATAGCTATTTTCTTTCTTCCCCCGTACCAACACTTCAGGCAATACCAGTCGCATCATCAGATTTTTCCGATGCCAGTTATGATTCTAACTTGATAGATCTTCTTTTGAACGGTCAGCTTATGCACTCTGGCAGCGCGCCAGAGGTAACAGCATCAGAAAGAGATT